TCATTGTTTTTTCTGCCAATGTTCGCCAGCGAGTCCACCATCGCCTTGTACATCTCTAAGCTGTCCTTCATTAGCGTGTTCAGCGAGTTCTCCACGTACCTGTCCCTCCAGTGCCAAGCCTCCGTCTTCTTCACGTTTCCGTCTTCGTCCACGGTCGTAGCCGTCGAGTCCCTGTTCACTGTCTTGTCCGTCTTCGTCCTCTCCACGTATCTCAGCACTATGCGGTCCCAGTACACAGTGTCCTTCAACACCTTCGTCACCCTCACGCTGTCCGTTCTTGTCAGCACCGCGGGCTTCTTCGCGCCGCAGCCGGCCAGCATACTGACCATCAGGCAGAGCAACATTCCCCACAGCGCTCCTACAAATTTACTATATAATTCGTCCATCATAACCGTTTCTCCTTAAAAACTTTATCTTCCTTCACTCTTTTTTCATCGCCTCCTCCACAGCCTCGCCAATGTCCTCGTCTTTCTTCTTCATCAATGCTATAATGAAGCGCTTTATCGAGAACCTGTTCTTCACGCCGTGCAGCTCACACACATGCCCGACGATAGAGTCCACCTCCCATACACACCCAAAGCCAAGTCCTACCGCTGCCGTCACCACATGATTCGTCCATCCCAACGGCTCGAAGATAGCCAGACCGAGCACCGAACCTAATATAAGGTAGGTGATATAGTCCACCGCCTTGTTGCACGTTCTTCTGCCCGCTCTCGAAAAGCGGAAATGCTCATGTTTATGCAGACTCTCGCTCACTCCGAACCAGAAGTCCGCCACTATCAGCACCACTATCAGCACCAACATCCATCTCAGGTCGAAGAGCGCAGACAGCGCCTCCCCTCCCATTGTCCCCAAAACGACGGCCTTACCCGTACTTGTAGTCAAGTTATTAACCATCCAATCAATCTTTTTTACATTAACAAAAATCCCAAACAAAAGAATAATCCTTCCTAAAAACCAAGCAACTCCGCAAAGAGGCCCAGAAAGGCTTAGTGAGGCTTAGCAGCTCAGTCCAGCCTCCTTCATCGCCTTTCTCACCGTCCCGAACATCTTCCCCATCGTCACCACGTAGTTCGGAGCCGTCGCATACTTCTTCCGCCCCTCCTGTATCTTCTTCACGTAGTTCTCAGGACTCATACGATACGCCCAAGCCTCAGGCCACGATTTCTTCAGCACAGCAGCATGGTCTCTCAGCGCCTCGCCTAAAGTAGTGTAGTTTCTGAACAGCCGCTTGCAAGTATACTTATACAGACCCTTGCCAGCCACATGTTCTATCTTCACCACCTTCTCCGGCGCCGTGAACCTCACCGTCTTAGTCCTGAAATACTCATGCGTTGTGACAAGCAGGCATTTCTCCACAGGCCACCCGCCTCTCGTTATCCCGAACACGTTATACTTGCCGATGGTGCTCTTGCCCCATCCGCTCTCCAGAGCCGCCTGCGCAATGATAAACACGGGCGAAATGTCCGCATTATAAGCCGCAGGAGCCATCCATTTACAAAATTCCTTAGGTGTCATCTTCTTATTTGTTATTTGTCAGTTATTGTTTCTTATTTGCGCCCATTAAGCAGCGGCACAGATAGGCTTAGAAAGGCTCAGTGAGGCTCATCGTTCATTGCCAAATCCCTTTTTAAGAGTTCATTATTCCTGCCGTCTTCAATGCTTTTATAATAGCGTTTACTTTGTTTATTACGGTTGTTAATGATGCTGAGGAAGACAATTCTGCCTGCGCTGCCATTTTACCTGTCGGTATATTGTCAAGATTATACTCCTCTTCTTTTGTTCCTGTCAATGTGAAATACCAGCTTGGAGTCCCTTGGGCTGTTCCGCCGGAGGCGAAGCACACCTTTGCCAAAGAGTTCGACAATGACAGCACGCCCTTGATGTCGCCTACGCCGAAAGCAAGACCGCTTGCGTATTTTTGGGCGTACCATGCGGGGGCGCTATTGGCGCCTTTGACCACCTTGAGCCATGTGCCTTTTGCATAGTCATCACTTATAGCACTCCAGCCTCCAGTGGTGGTATTCTTCAATGTGACGCTTACGTTGTCAAGGGATGTGATGTTATGGTTGTGTGTTGTCGAAGCCTTGCCGTTGAGAGCCGTATAGACAACCTTGTTCTGCACCGGGTTGGTGGATGTACTGCTGAGAGCCGAGTCAACCGTTATGTTATTGTTGGTTGTTGCAAATGTCGTATTGCGCTTAAAGGTTAGCTTGTTGCCATCTATCGTGACATCAGTGATGGCGTTTCCGCTACCTATTGTCTCTACCTTGTTGAAATAGGACGAAAGCATTGTCTTAAGCTTCGTCACAAGGTGGGAGAGTCCTTTATCGTCAAGATATGCCATAGTAGAAAATTGAGCCACGCCCACCAATAAGGTGAGCGTAGCGATGAATTAAAAATTAGAACAATGTTTCGATGTAGGTCTCGTCTATCCTGTCGTTGATGAGGACAAGCCCGCCTGACGCAGCGTCAAGCATATACAGGCTTGTGCCCATTGAATAGATCTTTCCTGCTGTAGGCTTTATCAGTCCGCCGGAAAGATTGCCAAACATGTTTGAGCCTTCAATCGCACCGTATTGTGTCGAGCCGACAACCTCAACAAAACACTTCTTGGTTGCGTTGAACATTATCTTTCCACGTGTGGCAGAACCTCCCATGGTGACGTTTTCTCCGGATGTAATTCCGCCGAACTCAACTACGCCGTATGCGGATGTGGGGATAGCAGCCTCTTTGACAAGCATGGTTTTGCTGTCGTACACACCGTACACATCATCAAGTCTCTTCCAGTCGTCTGCTGAAATGAGACCGTGGAAACCTTCCGAGGCATCCCACAGGTGGCTGTCCTTGACGTGTCCGTCACAGTCAAGAGCAGCTACACCGTTATTTGCACCCCTCTGGCTTAAGGGTATCTGCGCCTCGTTTGTTACGTTGCCAAGACCTACCTGATTTTTGGTGACTCCGTGCGGATTCTGCTTGTTTTGGGTGTGGATGGTAAGATCGTTCCGTACGTCCGTGATAGCCTTGTTTACTATCTTGTTCTGCACCGGATTGGTCGATGTTGTAGAGAGTGCTGTATCCACGATAATTGATGTCTGCGCCTCACCCAATTTTTCCCACTTTGATGCGTCGTATGCTGCCGTTGTGTCACCAGTATAAATATACTCCGCATAGACATTCTTTTCAGCTGTGCTTGAAGCAAGCTTCAAGTAAATCTTCGTGGCATCAATGTTTGAAGTAGGAAAGTCAGTGACAACCTTGTAGAGTGACAGGTCTATTTTGATGTCACCAGAACCCACGACGCTCTCACCGTTAATTGTCTTCATTGCCGGCATCTGTGCCGCTGTAAGTTTGCCGTCAGTGCCGAGAGATGCCACGCCATTTGCCTTACCCTTCTCCGATGCGGGTATCTGCTTAACGTTGTCCACGTTAGCCAGGCCCACATCAGCCTTTGCAATCACTGGGTTAGTGGAAATCTTTTTGCCGTTGATGGTATAGCCATCTACAGCTTTCTTCACTGCTGCGGAAGAATTATCCGCATACTCTTTGGTCTTCGCAACGAGTTTTGACAGACCTTTCTCGTCTAAATACTTTGCCATAATTCTTAAAAAAATTAATTAATAAAACATTGATATATAGATTGTAAAAAATCTCATTGTAATGCTATATGCTCTCGTTAAAGGCATCATCAATGCCCTTTAGGTCTATTGCTTCTGTTTTAACTTCTTCCAACGTCTCAACACGTGGTTTCAGTTCCTTCATTTCCAAATTCAAAGAGTCAACATCTTTACGCACTTCCTTGAAAGCCTTTGTTACAGACGCATTGGCGATGGCGTTGTACGACTCCTCGTTTAATTCCACATCTATTGTCACTTGCGCTGCTCCGCCAAGGCCTATTTCCGACTCTATGAGAGCCGTGACGGTTTCTACTGACGAACCGACACAATCATCTTTAATCTCCACAACAGAACTATCCTGCTGTGCCACAAGCTGCCATACGTCAATTTTGTCTACAGTGTTCATGCCTCGTTCGCCATCGTTCTCAACTAATGTGAGGGTGTACGCTCCAAGGTAATGCTGCGTAGAGCCGTAGCACGTGCCAGCGATGATACCGCCTGGTTCTGTATGCCAGTCAATATCACAACGATGACCATACGTATTACGCAGCAGAACCTTGACAGTTTTCCCCTCAAAGCTTTCTGCCTCTCCGCCACGTCTGACAGTCCATCGGAAGTTAATGTCATTGCCTATACGTATCTTTTTCATATCTTAATATTTTATATTTTTACACAATATCCATTCCATACTATTTTATAGCTCTTTACCGATGTGTACTCGAACTCGCAAGCCAACACAGCCATGTAGCCCGTTTCTATCCACTGCGACTGTGTGCCGCCACCCTTGATAGTTCCTCCGCCAATAACGTTTACCGTCGTGTCGCTCTTGTTCGCTATTATCACGATTTGTCCTATGTAGGATATTGCTTCTTCCGCCGTTACGCCGAGTGATGCACTTATACTGCCTATATTGTAAAAAGGAAGTACAGGTGAAGGATAATCGTCTCCATATTTCGCCTTCATCGCGCCCGTAAAGCACACGAATGAGCCAGCTGCCGAGAAGTCCATGCTTAAATAGCCATTGCTCTGTGAGCTTTTAAGATATTCGGAAATGTTATCAGGAGTGAGTGTCGTCATCTTCTTCACTATAAAACCCGAAAACAAACCGCTCTTTACCTCCAAGCGTCCCTTCTCGTTCACGGCAGCCGTCTGTTCGCCGTTGTTGTTTCTTATCTCGAATTTATCAGCCGTTGCCTTGATGATGCCGTTCTTGATGTCTAAGCCTGTCGCCACCACTGCATCGTCTATGGTTACGTCGTAAGGCGAGAGGCTCCAGCCTTGGTACGTATCGCCTTCTTCCAGCATCGGACGACACAGGTCTATCGCTCCGTTCTTTCTCACGCCTGTCTCTATCAGAAGGCGGTTACATGCTGCCGGAACGCTCACCGCCACCTTGTACAATGCCCAAACGTTCAGTGTCTGACTGTCAGGGAACGCGATGCGTGCCACCTCCGTGCCCGTCACGGAGGTGTTGTATGTCTTTATAGCCACGTAGCTGCCATTGTCGGGCTTTGCCGTCATTCTCATCCATACGCTGAATATGTATTTTGTCTGCGGCTTCACGCGCACGTCCTTGAAGTACAGGCCCGTCCAAGAGTTTGCAGTGGCTCCGATACAGTAGCATTGGGCATAGTTAGTACCACCCACGCCCTCCGGCATTATCGTCACTTTCTTCGTACCGTTGATTGGCGTTATTTCGTCATATTCCCTCAGCGCCGAGCCGACGATGCAGTTACGTGCCATGTTCACGGTCTCCTCCGTCACCTTCAGCGATATCTCACGGGCCGTCTGCTCAATGGTCGAGGTATACTTCGTCAGCTCGCCCTGCGTCTTGATGGGGATGCCGTTTACGTCCGTTTCCACTGCTCCTACACGGTTCGTCAGCTCCGTATAGTCCGTCCGCAGCTTCTTGTTGTCAGCCGATATCGTCCCCGTAAACTTCGCCACGTTCACCATAAAGGGTATCTGCTGAGAGTATAGCGTACTTCCGATTGCCATGTACACTATCACATATCCGCTCGTCACGCTCACCCCGAGCGTGCTGTCCTTGTTTATCGACGCTCCCGATATCGTCACGTCTATGCCGTCTGTCTGCTTTGTAAGCGTCGGCTTTCCGCATCCCACATTGCTGTCGCTCGGGAAGAGGTAGCCCACCTCCGATGTGATGTTCTTACTGGAACGCATCACTTGTATGGTGGCAGTCTTGCTTACACTTGCCGATACCACGCCGTTCTCGTCTGTGTCAAACACAAGAGGCGCATTCTTTAGAATAAACTCCACAGCGTCCTTGCCGTTTGCTCCGGGGTCTCCCTTGTCGCCGTCCTTGCCCTTGTAGGCTATGGCGTATGACACCGTCGTATGCTCTCCCTCCGAATCCTTGTAGGTCACCGTTGTCCTCGTCCAGAGATAGGGCTTCGCGTCGGTGGCGGCGATGATGGCCGACTGCCATTCCGTAGGTGTCACCGTAGCGCTGTCAGATATGGCGTACGTCACGCTCATGTCCGATATCACCACACCCTCGCCCTTCACGCTGCCTATATCCAGCCAGTACGTGCCCGTATTCGTCCAGAGTATTTCGCCTATCTTATACGAGTCTCCGTCGTTGGAGTCACACACGATATACTTGCCGTTCTTCCACTGCACCACGCAGGGACGTTTGCTGCCACCTTCCATGCCCGTAGTATCGTCAACGAGATAAAGGCCATCCTCGGTGGGTGTTATCTTCTGAAGGTCAGCATAGTTCTTTGCATGGGCAAGAGCGTAGCCGAGCACCTTAAAGCTTGTGCCCGTGTCGCCTTTCGCGCCGTCGGAAAGAATCGGAAGTGTCAGAGCCACGGTGGTGTTGTCTGCCTTAACAGTTGCCCGTACCGTCACCGAAGCGAGGAGATAGAAGCTCACGCCGATGTCAGAAAGGCGGTTTATCGCCACGTCGCTCTTGCTTTCGCCCGCAGTGGTCGTATAGTCCGCCTTAAGCGCATAGCCGTCCTTCATGTCCTCAGTCACGTTGCCCGTGCGCTTGCGAAGCGTGAAGGTTATGTCGTTCGGGGTCGCCGTCTGTGAGTTCGGCTTGCGGATGATATATTCCGAGGATGGTACAAGGTCGTACGTCACCGTCACAGGGTCGATTACCTTTTCAGGGTCGTCGTCGGTGAAGAACTTGAAGTTCTTGGCGTTCTTGAGCACAAGAAGAGGAGAGTCTAATGAGGTCAGCGTCTTCCACTGATACGGATTCACCGTGTCTCCCGTCTTGTAAGGCGCACCCATAGCGTGATACATTGACAATGCCGGAGCATTTCCGTTGTCGCTTCCGTCCTCTGTAGATGTCGTCAGTTTTATGAGGTTGCCGAAGCGGTTCCATTGTATTTGGTCTCCAGCTTGTACTATCACGTCGTAGGGCTGCGGCGCGTCAGGTTCTCCTCCGTCCGCGGCTGGCTCGTAGCCGAAGAACATGCGGTTTGCTATGACGTTGTTGCCGTCGTCAGTAGTCTTGCCCTCCTGCTCCTCGAACACCGCCGCCAGACTCTGCTTCTCGCCCGTTGTGGTCACCAGTATCATCACGTCGCCGAACACTAACGCCTTGCCGTCAGAGCCTATCACCCTTTGCGAGGTCACCGGCACGCAAGCCTCGCTGCCCATGAACGTCCTCTTGTTTGACAGTATCACGTAGTCATACAGCTTGCCGTCCTCTAATGTCTCCTGTCCGACACCTACCACAAGACGCCAGTAGTAGCGGTTCTGAAGGTTCTCCGTCACGCCCGCCTTCACGTTAAAGGTCTGGCACAGCGCCATCATGCCCACATGCCACCAGTTAGCCGTCCTTGTTGTGCCGTCGTCAGCGGCAGCGTAGCACTTGTAGCCTATAGTCACTCCTGCATCATCCAGTACGTGAGCCACCTTCATTATCGTGCTGCCAGCGTTTGAGAAGAGTGTCGTGCCGCCCGAATAACTCACCTTTCTTATCTCAGCGCTTGCTGCGAAGAATTTCGTCCTTGTCGTCAGGTAGTCAATGTAGAGGTGGCTCTTGCCGTCCTTACCCATATAGAGCTCAAAGCCCTTGCCGCCCACGATGGTTCGGTCCTCGTCAGTAGCCTCAGCGTTGCGCACGCTCTCCACCACACAGCTGCTCAGCGTAGCAGCCCCTTCGCCCGTCACGCCATATCCGTCCCCAGTCCTTCCAACGGTAAGACCGCGAAGGAAGCGGATAACACCATTAGCTTCATCGTCTTTATCTTTACGCAAATAATGCTTGAGCTCTGGGGCATCCGGACTGACATCCTGCGCCATCTCTGCCAGTCTTGCCAGTTCTGCGGTTTTTGCCGTATCTGCGGTTTTTGCATGATCAGCCTCAGCGGCTCTGCCAGTTGGAGCTGCCGCTGAAACGGAAGCAAACGAGGATCCTCCAGACGATATCTTGGCGCCTTTGGGCTTTGAGAATATTTTGATATCTATCATATCTCGCGTAATGCTAAATTTACCGTGTCGTATTTCAGATTGTATCCAAAACCGGTAATCCAGAACTCTTTATTCATAGCCGGATGCCTGTAATGGTCGAACAAGGAAACGTCACACTCTTCGTCTTTGATGTTTTGTTTTAAAGTCACTCTCGGAACATGGCAGTCGTCGTAATGTGCGTTTATATACAACTGCTCGGGCTTCGCCTCTTCTCCTGTATTGTAATCACGGATCTTTAACAATCCATTGCCGGAGGAAGCAAGAAGAGGAGTAGAAAGATATATGCCGCTTGACACTCCCAACAGCTGTCTTTCTTCAGAAGTCAGGTCGCTTGTCAATTTGAATTCGAGATCGTCCTTGACGTTGCTGAACCCTTCGGCAGTGTCACTCATGTAGATAATATCGTTATCGTCATTGTTGCTTTCATAACCTCCGCTGTCACTATAAAGCTTTACTTCGAAATTCTTGAGTATAATGTTATCTGTGTGAGCAAGAAGAGAAACGTCCTTCTCCTTCCATTTCTCACGTTTGAACCATGTTTTGTGACGGCGGGTAACATCGTTCCACACTTCGTTAACCGGACCTAATATTTCAAACTTTACAGCACCGCTCAGCTTGTCAGAACTCTTGATGGGTATAGCCGTACCTTCGGCATCTATGTTCATCCGATAACTGATGTTGTTCTGTATATCGTATTCCTGTCCTATGATGTAGTCGCCGATTTTGGGGTTGAATCCGATGGTGAAAGACTGGGAGTAATACTCGTCATCATTCGCGCATTCTTCACGCTTTTTATACGGCCTCCATGCGTAGTCTGTTATTTCCCCTTCTCCGGTTCCCGGTACGTCCTCAGGAAAGAATGTTTCTCCGATTTGCTTTTCAACGACACACTTGTCGCCGATGACAAGCATACAGGCAAGAATGGCCACTTTGGAGATTTTGTCCGACGAGTCCTTGATGGTACAATAGTTGAACTTATAGTTCTGAGGTCCTTCGTTGGTAAAAGGCACCAGACCGGAAGCGTAGCTTTCGTTCCACTGAGGTTCATCATTCGGTCTTTCTGTCTTCCAGTACTTGCGGGTGTAGTATCTGCCATCCTTGTTAGTACGTGAAGGTACGGTCTTATGCCACCATGCGGAGAATTCATTATTCCATTCTTCCTTATCATGCAGCAGTTTGTATTCGCCCGTAACCTTCATGACAGGAGCCAGGACGATGTTTCCGGAGATAACGATGTAATTCGTTACGGACTCATCCGCTGACGAAAAGACCCCGCCCGCCTTATTGCCAGTGTAGACCGCGCATGGAATCCATGACTTTATAACGTCTTCATTCGGATAGGTTATGTCTTTGTTGTCATTGAGGTTACCATGTATTGATATAACCATACAGCTGCTCATATCCACCTTCGAAGTAGGAGAGTTGTCATTCGTCTTTGCCTTTGTCACTATCTTTCCCATCTTGATGATTGCAGAGCCAGGGTACATGCCGAGATGGTCGGGTAGGGCATTCTGTCTCTTGTTTTCTCCGGAATATGGAGAAAACACACCGCCGTCTGTAGTGGAGACCACCTGAGGTCGGAATGTCCACTGAGGATGCTTCATCACCCACACGTACCAGTCCGTTATGCTTGCCGCATCGTAGTCCGTTGCCCCTTCGTGTATCATTTCGTAGAAGGCGGCGAACGCCTTCATTCCTTCACCGTCGGATGAATATTCCGTAAGATACAGCTGCTTCCCGGAGAAAGGCGAAGACAGACTGCTTTCATCGAGAGGGGATTCTATGATGGAATCCATTGTTTTGGTATCGCATTTAAGAACCAGCTTATTGAAGGATTCGTCAATTTCAATCTCGGTCTTATCATCATCAACGATGTCCAGAGTAATGTCTGTAATGTTACGCGTCGTTGATTCCTTCGTCTCTCTCGGACTCCGGATGTCCCTCCATTCTATTCCGTCATTTCCCTTCGCAGTCTCCCACGCGTAAATCCGGAACGTAGTGCCTTCTTGCATGATATGCAGGTCAAGATATCTCATTATCTCTTCCACAACAGAGTCTTCCGTCCAGATGTCGTCCTCGCTGTCACCGAGAAAGAGAAGTTCTGACACCATTATCTCCGAAAAGACATTCCATCTGTTGCCTTTATCATTGTATTTGCTTCCGTCGTACAGCAGGGAATATCCGTCCCCGCTGATATCCAGCGTGGCAGCTGTCTTGCCTATGGTATCGTTCAGAACGTCAAACATCGATCGCATTCCTGCCTTTCCTATTGCTGTGTCGTATGTATCACCGCCCTGTCCTATATTGAGATAGTTTGAGTATTGCAAGGCTGATATGGCGTCTATACAGTGGAGGTCCACGTCGTCCCATACTTCGCAGAATCCTTGCGAAAACGCCAAAGGCTCGATGAATCCCGCGAACACCATCTTCCCGTTACGGTGTATATTGACGACAGCGTCACGGCAAGTTGTATTGTAGAAGTCGCTGATGAAAGATGAACACGATATATGTATAGTCGCACTATGACGTAACAGATGATCGAAGGTGTCGTTCATCTCGTTGTTCATCTCCACCGGGTCATCCTGCCAGAGAATGCCGTCTTCTTCCACGCCAATCTCCCTGACGATGGAACGGTCTCCTCTGGTGAGTATTTCCACCTTTATAATATTGCCTGACGTACTGGCAAATTCTCCGTGTATATACATATTGTAATGTTTAGCGTGATTATACAAGTCTGGACCTTCGTCCGGATTTAGAGGCTATCTTGCGGACATTTTCGGCTGTATGTACTATATCAGTGCCGCGCGTCCTGCCTTCCAGCGTTACTTTAATATCAAGAATGTTGGGCGCAAGTTCTGCCATACGGGGAATGTCCACCCTCTGCTGTGTAGGTACCGTAAACGTAGGCGGTACAAAATGCGGGGTGTTGACAATCTGGAACAGGCGGGCCTGCTGCCACTTGTTGAGAATCATTTCCCCGGAATTGACTCGTGCGAACTTCCTGTCACCGGAAGTTGAAGAGCCGCCGATGACACCGCCGGTAGCGAAACCGGAAACGGCTGCAAGCGCCGCTACAACAGCTGCCACACCTGCAGCAATAGCGATAAGGTTTGCCGGGAATGGCAGTTTCGCGCCGCTGGCAGTGGCGTTGGCTATAGCTTCTCCGCTCTTTGCAGCAGTATTGGCGGTCGATGCCGCGGCCTCTCCAGCCGTTGCTGCCGCATCCGTTGTCGATGCAGCGGTATGTGCCGTTGTTGCAGCAGTAAGCATCTGATACAGCTTCACAATTCCCTGTACGCCTTCCGCCGTTGAGATAAATCCGTTTATCAGACCGGTTATTTTCTGCCATGCGTTTCCGTCACCCTCCAAGGCATCACTTATGCCCTGAATGCCGTTGCCTACGCCCTGGATGCCTCCCCATCCGCTTTTGATATCGCCGAACACCTTGTCGAATCCTTTCTTGTCTACATCGACATCCAGCTTCAGGGGCTTAAGACTGCCGTTCAATCCGGATATCTGTTCGTTCAGCGCATCAATCTGACGTTGGGCTTCACCTTTATCTATAAGACCTATCTCAAGATCCGTCTGTATACGGTTTGCCTTATTTTGGGCAGACTCGTAAACCTTACGTATGTATTCCGGTTCTCTGCTTCGATAGTCGGTTTCGTTGAAATACGAGTCCCCAACCTTTTTTTCTTCCACGTCTTTCGGCTGTTCCTGCTTCTCTATTCCGATACGGAGTTTCTTCTCCTTCAGCAGGGCGTCTATCCTGTCGTATTCTTCCTGGAGTGACTTTGCAGCAGCCTCATCGGTAGAAGCAGAGATTTTCTTGCGTATTTCGGAAAGCTTGTTGTCGTACCAGTCAATCGAACCTTCTGCGGGTGGAGGAGTGACATTCCCGTTTTTTGCGCCTACAGTTCCGTTCTTGGGGTTGATGGAAGAAGTTCCTGTCTGCGGAGGAGCCGCACTGTATCCGGCAGTCTGTTTGTACGAGATGGCGTTGTTTGCTCTTACTAAGCGCTCTAACTCGTTTTTCTTTGTCTGTTTTTTGTTACGAATTGACTTTACTGTAGCGGTAGCTTTGTCAAGATCGCTGGAACCCACTTCTTCTACCGGCGTATAAAGAGTAACCTTCTCCCCATTTACTCCTGAAGAAAAAGTTGTCTTTTCTGTGTGTACTTTTCTTTTTGTGCTGTACTTTCTCTTCTTTCCATTGCCATCATACAGCACACCCTTCTCTTCTTCATCAAGATCTGCAATTTCATTGGCGAGCTTACGTATCTTGACTTCGTTGATCATCTGATTGCAATAAGCCTTACTGTTGGCTGTAAGAGCTGTGTACCATTGTGCGACAGTAGAATAATATCCCAAAGTCTCGCCGTAGGTGTTGTTCATGGAAGCGACGATTTTTCTTTCTGCTTCCTTGCCGCCCTTAAATTCTTTCAGCTTGGCTATATCCGTATTAATAGCGGATACAATCTCCGTTCTTTGCTGTATCTCCTGCTGACGCAACGCCTTTGCCTTTTCTTCCTCAGCCGACAGGCCGTCTATGCTGTCTGCTGCCTTGTCAGAAGATGTCGCCAGATAATATATAGCCTCAGTCAGCGCCCATATGGCGATTCCTACGCCGGTGGATATAAGCAGAGACTTGATGGCCACCTTCAGGGTTGTCGCTCCGACAGCTGCACCCGTAAACGCAGCTTGCAGCACTCTTGTCACGGCTGCTGTGCCTATCATTGTGGATCTTGATACAATCAAGGCTGCATTAGTGGCAAGTACACGTATCTTTGCCAATACATTGACGCCACAAAATGTCATTAGCGCCTGATTTAAAGCGAGCAACGAAACAATCGAACTGCCGACCTGCGAGGTGATATCGAGATACGGCATGATGCCTCCTAAAGCTGATGATATGACATCCGTAACTTCCGCAAACTTGTTTTTGAGAATTTGCAAGGTTGCAGAACCGCTCTTGCCTACAGCGTTAAACGACTCGTCCATCGTACCGGCGCTGTCCTTCATAAGACCGACGTTTTCCTTGAATTTGGGTGCGAGCTGTCCAGTAAGCCGCCCTAACGCCCTCAGACTCTCGGCACTTCCAAACAGCTTTCCGTAAATCTCTTGCTCAAGCATGCCGCTGCTCTGCGCAAAGGATTTGACGTTCTTGTCGAGGTCGGTAAGAAAATTGCTGAAACCTCCTGCCGCCTTGATAGCTGCCGCATCAAACTCAATACCCATCTGCTGCGCCATCTTGCATGCTTCGCTTGACGGTTTTACCAAAGCGGTAAAAATCGCAGCCATCTGCGTCGCCACCTCGTTCGTATCTCCACTTACACCCGTGAGCGTGGCGAAGCTTGCCAAAAGCTCGTCTATACTTACGCCCAACGTAGCAGCGTTGCCGGTCACTCGTGGCAGAGCTCCGGCAAGCTGTTCGAATGATGTTACGCCGTTTTTTGCCGTGAGCTGTATTTTATCCTGAATATCTCCGGCTGCATCCCATTCGAGTCCGTAGTTCTTGATTACCGTTGACGTAACCTTCACTACCTCTCCAAGATCAGCTATACCGCCAACCGAAGATCTGGCTGACGTGTTGAGGAATGACAGCCAATTGTCCTCAGGGACGCTATTGCTTATGACTTGATACAGACCATTCGCAAGTTTGTCACGCGCTACAGGTACTGTTTTTGCCAAGTCGGCCACCTGTTCCTTGAGATTGGAAAAATCGTCGCCGCTTTTTCCTGCCATTGTATTAGCTTCATTCATGGCAGCGCCGAAACTACGGCTCTCTTCCGTAACACTGTTAAGGGCTCCGGCCAGCTGAGAAACCGAGTTGTTGATATTCTGAAAAGCCATGACCTTCTGATTGAAATTCACCAGAGTCGAGGTCAGCTTTTGAGCACTTGTCTTAGACACGTCAATCGCACGGCGCAATTCCTCCACTGAAGAAGTGGCAGAAACCAGACTTTCCTTTCCGTCAACATTCAGTTTAATGTTAAACTTTATTTCTTTTGCCATATTTTTTTACAGGTTAACAAAGAAGAACACGTGATTTTATGTATCTTTGTAATGTAAAGTATATATTTCAGCGTTATGAGGAAGAACATCCAGAACATTGACGATAAGACTGTACCTTTAAGTAACAGCAAGGATGACAGCCCGAAGTGTGTGATTACCGCCAAAATCGCCATTGAAACCAGTGACAATGACAAACCGTCGAAGTATGACAAACGTCGTAAATACTGGGGTGGAGTATTGGCTTTGTCGGTTGTAGGCGTTATCGTGTCTGCGCTTGTCGCCTGCATTTCTCCTTATATTGGAATCTCCTCCGTCTATGGAGGTGTCGCATTGATAGTAAACACGATATTGTTCTTTGTCTCATTAGGAGGAGCATGCCATGTCAGTCCAAAGGAGCCGACTGGGACTAACCCTTGGTGGTACGGAGCTGTTTAGACTTGCCGGTCCTTTTGAGCACGTCCTCGAATCTTCTTAATGCCTCTTTTTTGTCATGATGTTCGTTTCTGTCTGTCTGCCGAACTTCCATATCCCACGGGAACGAAAACAGCTTGTGAGGGGTCAGACCCTTCTTTGCGTACGGCTGCACGGTGAAGAACGCAAGCGTACGCATACACTCCCATTGCGTTCTGTATTGCGTCTCCTGCCGTTCCGCATATGCTTTGTATATACTGCCGAACTCTTCCGGAGTGAACATGCAGAAATCGCTGTAGGGCAAGCCGATGTCTCCAACGGCTATCCCCAACAGTTCAAGGATGCCTAACTTTTTTTTTCAGCGCCAGCATCTTCCTGGTCTTCTGTGTTGCCGTTTATGGATTCCGTCCATTCCGTGATGTCCTCCGGAGTCAGACTGTCCGCAAATTCCATAAGCGACATGTCGAACTCCTTGCCTTCTCTCTTGCATGCCGATTTTACGCAGCAGAACAGATATGTGCACATGTCGGAAAGACTTCCGTCAATTTCTGTGGCCTCCTTCCCGGTTTCTTCCTTGAAGCGCAGCATTGCGCCCATGGTCTGACGGCAAGGGTATTCCTCGCCGTTGACCTTTATTGTAAGCTTTGCCATATCTGTTATACGTTTTCGCCCGTTGTAGTCTTGCCCGGATAAATCTCGGGTCCTCCGTCGTTCTCAAGAGATCCGCTGTAGGTAGAGTCATCCTGCGCCGGAGCCTGCTGTTCCAGTGACGCGATGACAAAGTTGCCCTTGACGTAAGGAGTAGTGTCTTTCTCTCGCTTGAACGCCTCCACCTCCACACTGGCTCCCTTACCCCAAAGCGGAGCAATCTCCTCGTAACCGTTCTCTGTCTCGCCGTAGAAGACAAGACCTTCAAAGCTGATGGACATACTAAGGCCGGTGACACCCTTGCCCTTCCACATTCCCTTCGACTTCTTCTCGCTTGCCGCCGGCTTGACGGCGCGGTCTTTGGTCTCGGTGTTGAAGGTCAGCGTATGCGAGGTACAATGACCGACGGCTTTGCCGCCTACCTTCAGCAGCAGGTCGCTGCCGTTTACATAATCGTTTACTTCTGCCATATTGTTATGTGTTAAATTTGTTTATACTCTGACATCAAAAACAAGAACCTGGACGAAAGCGTCCCCTTCGTACGTCTCACTGCTGTCAACAAGTGTACAGCTGCGGAGACTAAGACCATCGGACGACATCGTCTTGTGATCGAGAGCGACTCGCACAGCCTCAGCAAGGTCAACGCTTTCGGAATAACCAGATGCGTAGCACGCCACTTCCATCTCCACGCTTTCCGCTCTGCGCGGGTCTGTCTTTGCCGTTCTGCCGTCAAGCCTCAGACGTCTGTATGTCACGTAGGGCAATATCAGATTCTCGGTAGGAGAAAATACAGGAATGATATTACATGTGATTTCCTTCACCTTTTCATTGTCCAGCAGGACATCACGAATGACGATGCCTGCACTTAGCGAACTCCTTTCCTTTTCCATTTTCCTTGTTCTCTTAATCCGACAGGCCGCGTTTGCGGGCTGCCTTGTCAATGTTCTTTCTGAAATCGTCGAAGATGCGGTTCTCCACGCCGTCAGCCGTCTCGCGCTCGGTCTTCTCAAGGAAGTGGTAACCGCGCATATAGCCGGTGGAATGACCGCTGCGCTTGTAGTTGCGCACCTTGGCTCCGCTCCATCGGCTGCTGCTGAAGAACGACTTCTTCCTGCGGCCTACGTTACGGCTCCTCGTGCCGTCTTCCGCCCACATGAGCACCGGCTTGAGATATCCCTGACGGTTCTGATGGACGCCTCTGATTCTTCCGTGCGGCTTCACGCTCACCATGAATCCCGTTCCGTAGCGTTCCGGATAGGTACGGACGTAAATGCCGCGCGACACCTTCTGACGGGTTCCGGCTCCGAGAGGTCTGCCTCCCTTGCCGCCCGGAGACGACGAAAGGTTGGCTATGGCAGCTCTCTTCACTCGGTTTCCCTCACGTCTCATGGCACCCTTCATCGCCTTGCGCTGCTCTTTCAGATCAAGCGCCTCTAAGACTTCCTTGAACGGATTCTTTATGTCTGTGACTCTGTTGTTTGCCATGATTCATGCTTTAATATATTTATTTGTTTATTCTCTCACAGACCAAGGTATTGAAACCTCTGTCAATGTTCGGAATGACGGAGACGACGGTGTAAAGATGCCCGCCCATGTGTTCCACACGCCAGCCTTCTTTAATATGATGGGCGTCCCGCACGTTCCACTCTGTCCGATAGTCGGCAAAGGCTTCGCCTACCTCGTCAGACCGCGAGCCGGTCAGTTTCCGGCGTTCCGCCCAGACCGTAGCGCAGCGCTCCCATACCGTCGATTTCTCGCCGAAGCGGTTTGCCTTCACTACAGGGCGTCTCACTATGAGCTTATATTTGAGTCTGCCTGCCTTCATTCCTCGTCTCCTTCCTTATAACGGCGTATCCTGACAAACGGTTTCACCAGTGCCGACACGCCGAAGGGAACTTCGTGCTGCTGCACGCCTTGCGTTCCTTCCGCGTTGTCGTACCACGAGCCGGCCATCAGCATAACCGCCTGCACGATGGACGGAGGAAGGGCTCCGCCGCCCATCTTCATAAGCTCGTCGGCGGTCCGGTTCGTTGCCAGAACCACCTGTTCTTCGGCTGCATCGAGATAGAGCTGCAGCTTCTCGTCGTCGGTGTCGAAATCATCGGCGCGGACATGCTTCTTGAGCAGACTTAACGGTATTGTTGCCATGACAGCCTTTTGTCTTTACCTGGTTAACCTGCGTGCTTGCTGAGCTGCGCGAACGCCTCCTGACGCAGTACGGTCAGAGCGTAGTCGAGGTTTATCACGAAGTCGATGGAGTTCTTGCGGGCGAGAGTGTAAGGGTCCACGATGATTGTCATTTCGCCGAAGATACCCTGCGGGGCATACTTGAACGAACCGAACTGAACATCCCCCTCTGCCACGTAAGGAGAACAGAAGACGGGCACGCCTGCAATCTTGCCGTTGTCATCCACGATAGCCTGGTTCGAACCTTCCCACTTCGGAGAACCCTCAAGCAGAGCCTTCTCCGTCTCGGTCATGACGTAGCACAGACCCTCGGGCATGATGCCGGAACCGAGGACGAGACCCTTGAGATTGAGAAGTTCCTTGTATGTCGGAACCTCGCCTGTATATTCCATCTTGTTTGCTGCCTTGAGATTGACGAACGGACCCACAAGATTGGTGGAGTTCGATACCTTTGTCTTCGAAAACATGATCTTGTTCATGAGCGCTGCGACGGCAACAGGCATATACTGTGTGGCTACGGTCTGAAGAATATCCGCAGTCTCATTGAGAGCCTCGCGTGTGATAGGAACCGCCAGGCCGATACGCTCCGGTTTCGCGATGAGCTTACTGAGGGGAATCTTGGTGTCGCCAAGCTTGGCGCCCTCGTCATTGATGGTTGCCTCGAATGCCTCCACTACTGGCCACTGATAGTTACCCTTAAGACCGGTAAGCAAAGGAGAACCGATGGCGGACAGAATAAGATTGCCGTAAAGAGGCTCCACGATGTCGCCCATGGTTACAGGGCCGGGATTTGTCGATGCGTCCGGATTGAGGTAGCCGGAAGTGTTGCCGCCGAAGTCGCTTGCGACGGCACGGCTGATCTTCAGCTCGAAGCGCTTGTTCTGGGAAATAAACTCTCTCATCTGACGGTTCGCTTCCTCTGCGTCCTCACGCTTCATGACCACGATGCTCTCGGTGTTGGCCTTGATCTTCATCTCAAGGATGTCCATTTCTCGATAGAGAGCCTTCTTTTCTCCCTTCTCCGCTTCGGTGAGCTCACTGCGGGCCTTGTCTTTCTCAAGACCTTCAGCCATCTCCTTGAGACGAGCCTTGATAGCGTCAATACGCTCGTAGGCTTCGCGGAAGTTGAATTTTACCTTACTCATAAAAACAAAACTTTAAATTAAAATTAAACAAAATGATTCCATTTACGGGTACGCTCAGTCGATCCTGCGGTCTATTACCTCTCGGAGCTCCTTCAGTTCCCGGCTCTTCTTCTCCACATCCACCGGATGCACATCCTCAAGCGACACCCCTGTCCTTTCCACTTCGCGACGTGTGACGTCGGTCTGTTCGAAGGCAGGATTGGGAGTTATGGTGAAGTCGTACACGTTGTCAATTCGCTTCACGTGACGGATAAGGATGTCATCGCCGTCGCTGTCCTTCTCTTTCGTGCGTTCATAGCTTACCGCATTCTCTGAGTCAGCCTCATCGGTTGAATAGATGAAGGAACATCCGTCGATGTCACCGCGCTGCACCAGCTCCAGAGCCTTGTCGCCGTCAGCCGTACGGGGCATTTCAGCCCAGAACTTCACGCCCACCTCGTCAACCTCGTAGTTCAGCGTGCCGCTGCCGTTCTTGCTTCTTCCGAGGATGATCTTCTGGTCATGGAACATGGTGAGACGTATGTCCTGCTTGTTCAGCGTGTCCATGGTGATGCAGCCCGGCTCGAGCACTTCATAATAGCTTCTCCACCATTCGCAGAGCAGCTTCGACCGTACACCGAACTTCAGGGCGTAACCCTCGATCGTGCGGCTTTTCTTTCCTTCCTCCGTCGCTTCACGCAGATGGAGTCCGGACATTACTGATATTGTTCTTTCCTTTATCATACTTTTATTGCATTGATTGTTCTCCTCCTGACACAGCATTATCCTGATAACCCAGAGGCTTGATATTCGCCGACACGTACACGGTGTCGCCACCTTCCACCTCAGGCTGGTTCTCGATGCGTCGCCAGTCGTTGATGGTGTAGATGCCGCTTTCGATGGTCTTCTTCTGGTAGTCGGCGAGCGCCTGAAGGTCCATTGCGTATATTCCGCGGCGGTCGAACACGAATTTCTCCTGACAGCAGTTCGCTCTTGAGATAAGCTTGCGCTCCAGCTCGCTTTCTATACGTCGGAGTATCGGATTAAGGGTATTGCTCAGAAACGCCACGTTTGACATTTCTGCGCTTTTGTAGTTATTGCTTGTGTCGTCAAACACGAACGACGGATGAACACCGAAGAAGCGGCATATCTCTCGCACCGTGAATTTTCTCGTCTCAAGGAACTGCATGTCGGTGGACGAGAGCGAAATCTGCTTGAACTCGACGTTGCCGGGGACGGAGACTATTCTCTCGCCCGACTGGAACCTCACGTCCATCGACTCTGCAGCGTTGTCAAGCTGGTCGTCCTGAACATTGCCGAATCCTGTCACGGTATTATCATTCGATACGATACCGTGCACGTTTCCTCCATTCTGGAAACGGTAGCCGGTCTCCCTTTCGCCGGACGCTGCTATCTGCATCGTACGCGCGGCATACGAGAGTACGCTTTCTCCCCTGCGTCCGTCGCTGGTATGGAGATAAAGATGTATGATGTCTTCCTCGTCGAAGGTTCCATACACGCCGTTGTAGCTGTCAGTGATATGGTATTTGCCGTTAATGGCGTCATGCGACACCGTATGCGGAGAACAGAGCACAAGGTCCGTTATCTCTCCCATTATCCGACGTGGATATATATAGGCATTGCCGAGAACAAGCATCATCTGCACAGCCATCGACCAGAACGCCACGGCTGACATCTCCGGCTGCGGTTGCACTGTAAGAAGATAATGGAGATTGCTCTGCGTGTATTCAGTATAGCGTCCGTTCTTGCGCCGCATATACTGAAGACGCAGACTTGCGACGGAATCACCGAGAAGCTTCACACAGCGATAGACAGTAGCAACCGCCATTGCCGAACCGTCACCATAAGGAGAAAAAAGGATGTTTCCGTCACCGGAGGTAGCGAGTCTTCTGCGGCTGCTGGAAGACAGGCTTTCAGAGTCGCGCTTGAAAAGTTTCCTGATATTTTGCCACCACTTGTGACTCATGTCTTAAAAAAGAAAAAGCCGGCTCACCGTCCCAGAGGAGGAAGAAAGAATTTCTGTTCAGGTTCGCCGGAGTTGTAAAGTATATCGTTATGACCTAAAAAAGAAGTCGTTTTGTCTGACGCAAATTTAGCGAAATTCCGCATTATTCCAAAGCCATAACAATGATATTTTAAAGCCTTATCAAAATAACATTGTTATCACATTGTTATTCGTAAAGACAAGGGCTTTAGTGACGAAAAAGCCTCCGATGTTCGATACACCGGAGGCTGTTGTGTGAAAAAACAAAATACAAATCACAATGCCTTGCTCATTGAGCTTAGCTTGTCTGAAATGTCATTGAGGGCAAAACGCAGGGTCTCAAGTTCCTCGTCGGAGAACTTGGCAGGCTTCCCGTTGACCGTGTTGCCGTTGAGTTTGTGTGCAAGCCATGAGCGCGACTTCTTGAAGTATGTCTTCGCTATGTACGCCATCGAAACCATGTCCGTAATCTCGCCGAGACGTTCTGCCATACGCAGTTCTTCCGCTTCCTTGGATGTCGTCTCGATGAGCGATTCAAGAGCTTCAGTAAACTCTTTCTCGTTCTCATCCCTTAGAGACTGCATTTCTGCCGCTACAGCAGCACGCTCTTCCTCTGTTGTCGCCTTGCGGTTACGCTCGGCAAGATCTTTGATTCTGTCTTTTATCTCTGTCATAATAATATATCTTTTAGGTCTTTTAAAGAGACTCCTCCTTCCTTGTGACGGAGGAGTCTCTTTTTTCAGCCGTTCTTGATGTCGTTTTCCAGTTCGTCGATTTCTTTTTGTGCTATCTTTTTGTAAGTACTGGGGAACTTGTTCCAATACTCAAGATAGAAAATCAAATCTTTTTCCTTTTCTTTAAGTTCCTTTGATTTCTTCTTTTTTACCATGCTCTTGTATTTGTTTTTTCACAATACAAAGGTAATAAACTTTTGTTGATTATACAAGAAAATGAGCGATTATTTTTCAACAAATGTTTATTTTATTGTTCCGCTTTGACTCCGAATGGTGTGCCGTCGGCGAATTGGATGTCATCGAATGCAGACTCGAAGCTTTCGCCTTCGTAGCCGCAGAAGTCGCAGCCTTCGTCGATGAGAGACTTGAAAGACATGTAATCCTTTCTGTTCTTGCTGCTCATGATGCCGAAAGGTTGGTGCTTGAGCATTTCCTGCCAGCATTCTTCGACGTTATGGAAGGGACGGTAGGAGGATTCGGGTTTGATGCGATATACGTTATTGTACCAGTTCCATACCGGGTATTCGATGTCAATCCACTCATCTGCAGATTCATCAAAAATCTCTATCTTCTTGCCGTCTACGTATGCTTGCATGACGGCGATAAGCTCTTTGGTTTCTTCTTTTGTCATAATTGTTTTTATTTTTATTGAGTCATACTTGCGACATTTTGTAACCCTTCCTCTAATTGGCCTAACGACAGACCGTAATCACTGATACGGGCTTTAAGATTAACGATTTTACACTCACATTGTCTGATTCTTTCCCGTAAGATAAAATCGGAGTCGTATTCGCCGACCCAATAAAGTTCACACTCCAACATGTTGGGGACGTAGAGCTTATCAGCCTCTTGAGTACAGGCATTTAAGGCAAGAATATATTTTTTATTGTGTGGGTGATACATAAGATACTCCCAAGTCTGAAACTCTCCGTTGTGGATCCTTGTTATCGTGCAGCCGGGAGTCAGTTGCGACAGATCTTTTAATTGCTTCATGTATATTCGTGATCTACTTGTTAATGGGTGGGATTACCAACTCCCAATCTTCGGCGAAGATGTCTTCTGGGGTGGGGTGCCATGAGTCGGCACTGCGGTCGCTACGGATGATCAACATCTGATTTTCGTAGTCAATGTGAGGATTTACGTGGTACATCAGGATATCCTTGGCGACTTGGGGAAGCGACTGCATTTTGGGGATGATGTCGGCTGTGATGTGCGAGGGGACTTGCTTGACGACAAATTTCTTGTGCCATCCTTTCCTGCGGATGGCGCCGCCAGCTTTGAGGAAGTTAACGGCTGTGCCGAAGTCGAAGGGCATACAAAGATTTCCGCCTTTAGCTGCGTCTATTCTGTTGAGAAGTAACCCGTGATAATCATGCATAATCATATCCTGTGCAGCGAGCAGAGTCCTTGCAGTATATCCCAACTTCTCAAAATTGTCGCTTTCGATAAAGTCTCCGCATTTCTCGCCACGATCGCAGATTTCCTCGCACTCGTTCATCAGTCTGTCAAGGAATGTCTCTGAAAGTTTGTAGGCTGCTTCAAAAACGTCCTTAGGAGACCATGACTGATAGCCGCCCTCATATTCTACGAGGTAGCCAGCCTTGTCTGTTTCACACTCTGAAGGTCTGACACCTTCTTTCAGGAGCTTTCGCTCGTAGGCTTCGCCCATTGTCATGGGGCGTGCCTTTACGGTCTTAGTACCTGTGTACTGTTTTAATTGGTTGTTCATAATGATAATTTAGTTGGTGTTTTATAGATGCTATAGCTGGGATAGGCGATTCTATGTGTTTAGGAGGGAGACTGTCTCGAAGTCGTAGACGAAGACGTAGGGGTTGGAATCCCATGTGCCTTTGCCTGAGATGCGGTCGATGAGGGCGGCATAGGCTCGTCTTACCGACGAATACATATGCCCATGGACCACGGCCAAAGACTGAATGGTTTTCGCATGTTCCAACGGACCTTCACCTTTTATTGGAGCTACTCCCCATAATGCCCCTTTTATGTCTGTATGACAAATACCTTCTGCCAGGCAGTCTTTCACACTGATATCTTGCAGATGTTCGACGCGGATGCGGGTGATGCGGATGTGATGGGGCATAAGGTCAGCACGGACGAACATCTTGTTGGTGCATCCTTTCTCGTATTTGATGCACTCCAAGGGCATTCCGTGAATGCCACAAAGACGGTAAAATTCATCGTCCTTTACCAGATCGTCGTATTTTTGGGCGATGGCTATGGTTTCGCTGAGCTTGTACCGAGACCTGGCTGCGATTAAAGATTCCGAGGTTATACCTTGTATAAGAGGGTCTATATCGCGTTTAAAGGCGATTCTTCTTGTCTGCGTCTTGCGGCCTTCGAGGACGGCCTGTGTGAGACCGTAGCGGTCGTTGAACATTATCTTTTTCATATATTATTCGGTTTTATTTATCTCTATCTCCACTTCAACCTTGTTTGTCAGTTCTTCGTTCATGACGAAATTAACATGATGGAAGAACATACGTCCGAGTTCATGGATAAGATTGTCTTTTCTGCCCTCCTCAGCAGAGTGCGTATTCTCTATTACCGTCACATACTCACCTGTCTCGACAACCATTCCGTTGTCAGCCTGTTTAATCGTTAATTCAATTTTCATTTCTTTCTTCTTGTTTGTCATAATCCTTTTCAACTACGACAAGAGCTGTCTTTACCATCGTCCCTGATTCCTTGAATGATTTGTCGGGCAGCTCTCGCATATACCCTCCGTATTGCCCTACGACATTACGTAATTCTTCATACGGGCCGTCGTTACGCCATAGGACAGCAGCCGAAGCTATAGCGACTACCTTGCGTCTTGCTATAGATATGGCTTTAAGTATATGACGCGCATCCTGCTTCTTACAGAACGGAGGATTCATAACTATTACGTCGTAAGGTTCTGACGGCTCGAATTCCATAAAATCATCACCAACGATACGGAATCCCGCCTTTTCAAGTACAGCCCGGTTCCTTGGATCGAGTTCTATACAGTCAGGAGAAGGCATGAAGCGTGCTATATCGCCCATTCCCGCCGACGGTTCAAGCGTACGTTCCCCGTCACGTATGTCAGCTATCTTCACGATTTCATGGGCGAGAGCCTTGGGAGTTGGGAAGAATTGAAATGCCTGACGGTCTGAAACGTACTCGCCGGTGTCAGCGATGGATGTAATGACGTCGCCTACATCCTCCTTGAACACAAACGCCTTCTTGGAGCTCGACCACTTGCCGCCAATCATTTTCAACACTTTGCTTACACGTTCGTAAAGCTTACGGTCTAACTGTCCTGGCAGACGCAGAAGACAGTCGTCAATTTCGGAAGTCTTCAACACTTCCACTACAGAATTGTCAATTTTCATGAATTTATATTTTATTGAATTTTTAAAAGCCTTGAATACATGCCGCGATAATCCGCTATCATCTGGAGTGTCTCGCTGTCTTTAGGAAGATTTTCAAGCATGCCGGCGATATCGCTTAGTTTCTCAGACAGCTTGCGCATATACGCTCGTTGCTCTTTTCGTTCCTGTTCTATTACAGATATAATTCCGTCACGCGACAGGAAGTCTTCTTTCTTTCCCTTACAGGCGAGTATCATAGTGGCTATAGACGTAAGACGCGACACCAGCCACTCCTGAACAAGTAGTTCGGGCAGCGTGAACCGTATGGTCTTCAACACATCGACATCCACTTTACTCTGAAAGCCGAGCACCACCTCGTCCGTAGTATCAGGTATTGTGTCAAGCAATAGACGTGACACCACTGCCATAAGATATTGGCGAGACACGCCCGACTTGGGACGTAAAGCGCAAACATGCTTTGACAGTATCGCCGGACCGTCAGTATTTATCCCTATCTTGCCGAGCGTACCTACTACAGAGATTATTATGTCACCCTCTTCTGAGAAGACCGGATAATTAAGCTTCTCACTGCACCATCGTTTAGGAACGAACCGTCCTTGTATAAGGTCGGACGCGCCTACCACGATAGGCAGCCCTTCTCCACGGTCGTTGGTCTTCTTCTTGTCAACGTTCTTGCCCTGCAACACCTCACAGACGTCTGCAAGAGCCACAACATTATCAACGTTATTTTCCATAACTTTAGTTTTGTTCATGATTGTCTATTGTGCCTACAAGATGTTCGTTACCCTCGTAGGGGATGCATATTTCATAGTAGATTGTACCATCGTAATAGCATCTGTATACTAATATAATGTGTATTTTTTTGTCTTATTTCAAGACAAAATGAAAGTGGGATTTTCTAATGACCGATTTGGGTTTATTATTTTACTTCTTGAATATACGATACGATAGTGCTGAAATAAGCCTCACATGACAATAGTTTGTCTTTCTTGTTGCGTTTATGATTGCGAAAGCGCATCTCGTATACTTCCGACAACCACAGGTCGGTATTGCGCAGGGAGTCGGTGATTAGACTTAATGCTGCCTTGTTGTACACAGCATCTTTGCCTTTAGAAAGCTCAGGAAATTGCTTTTGCATTAACATTACCGCTTTGCGTGCACCTTGCAGATAGGCAGAGTACTCTTGCAGTCGGCGTAAGTCAATCTTAATATCCATGCTTGCCAACTTACGAAGCAGATCATCCTTGCTTATATCGTCAATCATATATCAATCCTCCAAATCCATTAGTATATCTCGTAGCCAGCCCTCGACCATGATAGGGTTGTAAGATGTTTTTGCCATTACGACCACAATTCATCCATTATCTCGTTGATGGTTCTCTTGACACTGTCCTTGCAGCACAGCAGGTTAGGGGAAAGCCTTAATTGGGCTATGTCAAGCAAGCCACTCTCCGCATCCTCTAATGTGCAGACGACTGGAGTTTTGTTCTTACGTCGTTCTTCCAGATATTCCTCGATTTCCTCCGTAGACAGCTCGTCAAGCACTTCTTCCCATATCTCATCCGTGTCTATCTTTACTTCAACGTCTCTATATATTGTTGCCATCGTTTGCTCCTTTCTTTTATATCCTTGTTGATTTTGATTTTTATTTGTTTAATCGCTTAGCCTATGCTGCATCATAAGTCGCCATGCGACCACGTTTCCGAAACAGGTAGACCGGAATCGTATACGCTTTCTGTGATAACTGAACTCGCACACCCATCTGCGTCGGTTTTGTCTGACCGACAAAACCGACGCCACGAACCAATCGTCCGCTTGTTCCGCGTCCGTTCTGTTCTCTGCCCTTGCCGAGATTGCGCTGTTCTTCAATGTAGATACATCCCTTTCTTATCATGTCTTTTCTTTATTGTTTTACCATTTCAGTATTCCCTTGAATGCCTTTTGTATTCCTGCACGTTTCACTTCATCAGACGGATGGCAGTACGTGTCCATTGTTATCTCAACCCCGGCATGGCCGAGGATGGAAGAAACAGTCTTTACGTCTACGCCTTTCTCTATCATCTGAGTGGCGAAGGTGTGTCGCAGACAATGATATTTAAGATATGGTACTTTGGCTGCCTTGAGCATATTCTGAAACCATATCCTGAGAGTCCTTGTGCAAGTCGGTGTGTCTTTTAGCGTAGCGACGAAATAGTCATCCGGATAAATCTTTGCATAGTTCTGCAGTATCTTACGTAACCTTGGCACCATCGGGATATAACGGTCTGACGTGGCACTCTTGGGAGACTGCAATTGTCGAGACATAACATAAGCTTCGTTGGGATGGAGTATTTTTTGAACATCTTTAGTTATTGACACACATGTACGCTGTATATGTATGACTCCCTCGTCGAAATCCAAGTCGGAGAACTTCAGACCACATGCTTCACCTATGCGTATACCCGTAAACATCGTAACCACAATGACAAGTCCGGCAGGAGTGGGATTGCTCTCAAACACCTTTATTATCCGCTCATACTCAGCCATAGTAAACCTCTTGACACGTTGTCTTGTCGGGTTCTTGCGACTGTCTTTTTCATGTTTTACCTTCCAGTCTATTGACGGTAGATTGCTTATACCTAAGTTTTTATCGGCATAGCGCATTACCATCCTGAAGACCATCAGTAAATCGGTTCTATAATGGCTGCTCATCTGAAGCTCGCAAAATGTCTCAAAAACACCTTTCATCTTAATCTCGTCAAGAGAGCATATATCCGTATCTGCATCAATGACCTTTGCGAAAGTATTGCGGTCAAACCTGTATTTGGCGAATGTAGTATCCTTCACCTCCGCCTTATGCTCCTCCAGCCACTTGTCGTAAACTTCAAAGAATGTCATATATTTCACTTCCTCCTTTTCTTATTTTATTGTTCTACAATACGGTCTCCAGGCTTGGCGATAACAACATCACTGAACCCGAGAGCGTCGTCATTTTCGTTAAGCAATATATAGCGGGTCTTGACTGTAAGCTCAAGCACGTCGCCATGATAGACATACCCCATAACGCCGCGTATACTGAGATTAAGCAGCAGCAGCGGAATAGCGCGGTCTGACAGTTCCCAGACGGTTATCATATTCCGGGACGGAAAATACTCCCACGGAATGACACGCTTGCACTGTTCCCACCATGCGCTTATGATAAGACCGCCCGTGCCGGCTGTCGGCTCGTGTATGGTTCCGGTTGTGGGCAAAGCCAGCTTGGCCACTAACTCCGACACCTCCACGGGAGTGAAGTCCTGCTTCTGTTTCTTGCGCTGCGCGAATTCCTCCTCGTACATCTGCCTGAACCAGTCGTAGCTCATGTCATGTCCGTTAATGTCGAGCAGCTCTTTGTAGATGGCATTGCGCCGTTTCTTGTCGCCCATGACAATGTCCATGACAGCCTGCGGAAGGTCCATTATGTCCTCCACTTTGAATATTCTGCAGCAGTCTTCCTTTTTCATAATGTTTTTCTGTTTCTTGTTTTTTATCTCTCGTACGACATCATCAGGCCGATGGTCATCAGCATTGTGATGGTGCCGTCTATTTTTCTGTATTGTGACAATTTCAGCGGCTTCTTGTTTTCGAGCCGGTCCGTGTCTATCACGCAGTTGGACAGGCAGAAGGCGTTGATGGGGTTTGCGTCAAGGACAATACTCGGAGGGTCCGCCCATGCCATCATCTCGAACGACTCGACCGGAAGGTTGAACGATCCGTACGTCTGGGAGAACGGCATGAGCACGTGCTTGGCTCCAACCGAGGACAGAATGTTTACGAGGTCGCGGCTCTTGTATGCGTCGTAGCCGATACGGATGATACGCAGCGTCTTCGCCCGGCGCTGTATGTCGTCCGCTATCATTCTCACGTCAATGCAGTCTCCGGTGCAGAACTTCAGGTAACCCTGTTCGTGCCACGTCCGGTAGAGCTGCTCATTCGGATGCCCCCGGAGTGCTCCTTCTGGGAAGTAGTATTCCGTATGACTGTAGAATCTCTTCGTTTCCGGAGAATACACCGTGTACGACACCGCAGAGAAGTCGTCATGGACGGAGAGGTCGAATGCGACGGCACAGTCCAGACCACTCCTGACGCCGTCGATGTCGAATCCGGAGCACAGGCTTGCCGCCTTCTCGTACGTGAACCACGTCTTCTGCTCGTTGGTGGCGAAGACGTTCAGAAGCTTCGTTCTGAAGATCATCATGTTCTCGGCTGACATAAGCGCGTTCCGGTATTCCTCCTCGTAGTAGTCAGGCTGCACCGTTATGCCCAAATGAGGCTGCACCTTGCGCCATGTCAGCGGAGAGTCTTCCGCGTCGTCCACGTCCGGCATGAACAGCGAGGCGAACACGCGGTCGTTCTGCGTCTCCTCCCTCAGAATGCTCTTCACGCCTTCCAGTTCATGAGCGAACGGGCCGTCCACCACTTCGCTTGCCGTCGTAATGACTACTGTCAGAGGTTCTCGGCGCGGACCCATTGACGAGGTGAGAGTGTTCTTCAGGTCGGCTCCGTTCTTCGATGCCGTGTTGCGTGCCTGCGAATACTCGTCCATTATCACCAGCGAGGCGAACAGACCGTCCTGCGTCTTTGCGTTTGCCGTCAGACAGCGGATGAAGGCGTCGCGGCCAGCCTTACGGAACGTGATCTTCTCGCGGTTCACGCGGAAGCTGGTCTCTCGCGGATCGATGTCGCGCATGATGGCACGTATCTCGTCAAAGCAGATCTTCGCCTGTTCGTAGGAGTTGGCGCCGACATAAGCCTGTGCGTTGTTGTCGCCGAACAACATGTCGTATACGGCAAGCGAGGCGGCACTGGTGGTCTTCGAGAACTTACGGGGCACGAATATGTATACCTGACGTGTCAGCCGTCGTCCTTCCTTGTCAACGAATCCGAAGATGTTCGCAAACTGGAAGCATTGCACCGGCGTAAGCTTGTAGCGTGTTCGCCCGCTGCGTCCGTTGAAGCGCAGCATCTCGTAGAACCGGAAGAACTTCTTCACTCTCTTCGCCTTCCATTCATAACGCCCGAGCATCCGGAAGAATCTTCTTACAGCGAGTACCTCGTAAAGGTTGTGTTGCTCCGGATTGTCCGTGACATCCTCCACATACTTCAGCAGTCTCTTGTCCGTATCGGCAAGGGCATAGCCGAACGAGCCGGTGTATTCCGGCTTCATCCGCTGCAGGTCTCTTACAGCGTCCTCTTTCAGATCCCGATAATGTTGCTTTTCTGTCTCAGTCATTCAAAGAATTTTGTTTCGCCGGTCGCTGCCGGCCCTTATTCGTCCTCGCCGAAAGCCTTGAGGAAGTTGTCCAGACCGTCGCCTCCGTTAGCTTTCACTTCCTTTCCGTCCGTGTTCATGCCGAGTGCACGCAGGGCACGCTGGGCGTAGGTCATGTATGTCATGTACAGCTTTTCTGACGACGCCACCACCTGACGTTCGTTGCCTTCACGGGAGTATTCCGTCTTGACGGCTGCGTGTGACGCCTTGAATATCTCGTCCTCCAGTTCGTCGCATCTTACAAGCAGACGGGCGGCTATCTGTGCCTGTACGGACATTTCCGGGCTGTACTTGCCCTGCTTCTTGAGCAGCTTCACCAGATAATCCTTCTTGTTCTTCACCGCCTTCTTCTTCCGGCTCACGCATTCCCTGTCCTTCTTCTCCGTCTTCTTCCGTTCTTCCTCGTCCATCTGGAGGCAGCCTACGGAAGCTACAGTACCGTCCGCTGACGTTTCGCCGGCACGAATCATCGTGGTGCTGTAGCCACGGCTCTTTCCGCGGGTCTTCAGGTAGAAGGTGATGGCCTGTGTGTCTCCTGCCTTGATGCGCTCCATCAGCTTTTCCTCGGCGGCGTCGGTCATTTCGTCCCTGATACTGTCTGCCTCGGCAGCAAACTCCGGGTCACGCCGTCGCCAACGGTAGTACAGCCTTCTTTCCACTCCTGCCTGTTCACATGCCTTGCTGACATTGCCATGGGCAGCGTTCAGGGCTTCGAGCATTGATTTTTTCAAGTCATCCATTGCCGGTATGGTAATCCCGTTATCTTGGAGAGACTGAACCAGGTGTCACAACAGGTGTCACAGTGTGACAGTTTGGGCGTATACTGTGACACCCCCCAGACACTTTTTATTTCCACGCGTGTGGAAATAGGACGGGGCGAGGTTTACAAAGGGTATACCCCCTTTTAAAAAACACCCTCCCCCTTTCTTTCTGACGCCGTTTTGATGTCACAACATGTCTGTCACAGGACGCACCTTAGGAAGACGCACCTATGAAGGACGCGTCTATAGGAAGACGCACCTGTGAAGGTCGCTGTGTCTTGTCTCTCCGTGTTAATGTTATTTACTCTCCTTGTCTTCGTCAAGGAAGCGTTCCTTGAACCGTTCCAGGCGTTTCGCCTGCACTCTCTTGTTGTGTTTCGCGCCTGAGCGTCCCATCTCCGTGTGTGTCTTGACATGGCAGTCATGGCACAGGGAACGGAGATTGTGCACGTCAAACATCAGCCGGCGCATTTCGGTCGGCGTCATGGCGTCTTCCACCGGCTTGACGTGGTGTACTTCAGAAGCTGCTCTCGTTCGCCCTTCCTCCATGCAGCGCTCACACAATGGATTCTGCGTCAGCTTGTACCGTCGCAGTTCAGCCCAGTGACGTGACTGTATCATCTTACGGTAGTCTTCATCATTGTTCCTTTTCATCTAATCGGTTTAGTATGGTTATATATTCTTGGTTGATTCTCTCAAGGATCTCACAGTATACTTCCTGCGGATCCTCGCCGTTGATTTCTGCCCTGCGTCTCACTATGTCCCTTATGCGGGCTCTTGCCGTGCGCGGGCAGTGGGAGCGCAGCGCCACGAACATTCTTATATAAAGCGCGTCCGTCACCTGGTCGCCGCGTGCTCCCGCTTCGCTCGCTGTCATTGTCTGCATGGTTTTATTATTCTAAACTCCACGTATGCATCATACCTTACGCAGAATGTTCCGTTTATACATTGCCGCGAATCCCGACACAGACGACACTCCTCCGTGCCGGGCGCGGCGTTATGTTTAGAGACTGCCGTCATACGTGGTTACTTCCGGCGCTCTATAACCTCCGTTATCTTGGTGAGAGCGCTCGACTTCAATTCGTACTCCGCTATCTTGCGCTGTTCCATTCTGCGTGAGACGATCTCTTCCACGTCGTTCACGTGCTGGCAACCGACGATGTAATAGAAAGGATTATGCTTGACGCGTTTCCCTTTCTTGCCTTCCACTTCTTCCGGAATGGTGACCTTTACCTTGAACCATACCTCGGACTCCATATCGCCGCAAGCCTCAGCGATTTTCGTTGCGCAGCAGGACGTGATACGGAGGTCGTCCACGTCTTCTCCCGTCATGGTATCAACTATGATGTTCTCCACTTCGGTGAGTGTCTCGGCCTCTACCATGAATATCTTCTCCGTAGTATAGGAAGATCCGTCAGACTCATGCATTACATACTTTGCCTTTACTTCGTAATATATTCTCATTCTGTCAAGTATTTCCTTGTTGTTATTGGTTTCTGTTTCACGGGCAGCCTCAGCACTACTGTCCGTCTTGTCGCCCATGCTGCTGATGAAGGCCGACTCCGGAGCGTCAGGTTCGAGACTCCTTATCTTGTCTTGCAGATCCTCGGGAAGATTTAGCTTCAGACAGTACTCGCCCGCCTTGTTGTATATCTCGGGATTGTAGATCTTCTTCTGGATGGCCTTGATGGCAGCGTCCACCTCCGGAATGTCGTTCAGATTGACTTCTTCGTCGTTCTCGATGCTCAGCATAGGTCCGCAAGCCTCAGCCCACAGACGGTGTATTGGCTTGAATGACGCTGTCTGCTCCGGATACAACGGCTCTATGTTTATGCCGGTCCTTTCCCTTACCTCTGCCGTGAACCTTCCAAGAGCTGACGCTGCCACGTCCGTCATCAGCATGGAGCAGAGAACGTACGACTTGAGCTCGCAGTCCTTCTCGTTGTTCGCTTCCAGCACTTTCTCCAGCTTCAGCCTCAGCGTCCCGATGTCGTCCTGCACCTGCTCATACACCATGTCGGAAAGGTCGAGCCAGTACTGATAGCGGTCCTTGAGCTTCTCTCGCATGTGTTTCTCCCACTCGTCATACTTCTTCATCGCCTCTTTTGCCAGCTGCTTGGTACGATGACGGAAGTACTTTGTGCCGCGCATCTGGGACATGGCGTCCACCATCGTAGCCTGAGCCACGCTGTGCAGCGAGGAGACGGTGATGAAGTACAGGCCGTTGAGCTTCTCTAAGGTTCTGACCACCTCGTCTGTCCTGTTCTCTGCAAGGGCAAGGAAGTTTCTGTGTCCTACAGAGTCTGCCACGGCTTTCATGTAATGCTGCCTCAGCATGGGCGAATTTTCATAACGGCTTACCATCATTGGTGCCTCGCTTTCTTCTTTATCTCCGCGATACGCTTCTTCACGTACTCCTGCTGCTTCTGCATTTCCTCCATGACGCGCTTCTTCGAGTCGAAGGTCAGCCTGTCGAGACGGCATTCCAAGCCGTCCTTCCATCTAAGCGTTGTCTCTGTCTTGTACTTGTCAGGAAGCCTCAGCCATAAGAATGTGCGTCCGGTGGTACGCGTCACGGTGGTAGTCACAATCACGGAGGATGATGGCAGCATCGGCACAAAGTTATGTTCTGCCATACATTTCTTGACGTCTGACGTCGTTTGCAGTATTGTTTCTATGTCCTTCATTGTCCGTCTGTCTTCCTGTTGTTACGTTCTGCCTCTTCTGCGCGACGGCGGGCTACGGCGTTGCGGAACTTCGCGTACTCGCGCTGGCGCTCCACCTCCAGCTTGGCGTTTCTCTCCATGTACTTCACCTTCCAAAAGCGCACCTCCTTGATGTGCGCTTCTTCGGCAAAGCCCAGATCTTCCTTGTACTGTCTCTTGTGCTCCTGGAACACTTCCTCTATGCCTCTGACCTTTCCACGGTGTGCGCAGTCGATGGCGTCGAGCTTCTGCGCCTTCTCGATGCTGTTCTGCAGTCTGACCTCGTCAAACTTGTTACGGATTTCCAGCCATTCTTTCATCTCGCTCTCCGTAAGGCCGTCGGTGAAATACTGGCGTCCCATGATGTTTCCTCCCTGCTGAGGGGCGTTTGTTGTTTCTTTCTCCATAATTGTTAATTTTATTGCGTTTTGTTCACTTTGTTTCGTTTTGTTCACTTTGTTGCTGTCCCGCTATGATGGCAGCACGGTCGTACTCTCTGATGAAGGCGTCTATCTTCGCCTCGCAGTCCGCCTTTCCTTCCACCATAGCGTCGATGTCTTCCTCTCTGACAGGCATCAGTTCTTCGGGGAAGAGATTGTCATGGGCTCGGACGATGAAGCGGCGTGCCTGGCGTATCGTGTCTTTCCACAGTATCCAGCCTCTTATGAGCATATAGAACTCGTAGTAGCGGCGGTCGCGTGGCTGCCATCCTTCTCCCTTGTCCTTCATAAGGTCGTTCAGGGTGTCCATACGCTCCTTCAGTCTGTTCTCAAGCAGTTCAAGCCGGGCGCTGCGGGCACGATGACGCGCCGTGAGCTGCCGTTCCCGGTAGCGTACGTCCCGCACCATCCTTACGAGCTCGTCCTGCGCCCTCGTCGTTCCGGTAGGGATGTCTATCTCCTTTATCCCCGTGATGTCGTCCGTCGAGAGGTTGCGCTTCTTGTCGAAAGCCGCCTCATATTCGCTGTAGTCAGGCAGACCGGCTGATATAGCCTTCCTGCCGCCGCGAAACACCATAAGCCGGTATTTTATAGCCATGATACGCCCTTCGTTACGCCCTTACACCCGCAGATCCGAGCACCACGCCGCGCCGCATCCTCATTGTACGTCCGTTGTCGTAGTGTCCGTCGAGCACCTTCTGGAAGTTCGTAGGACGGAAAAGCCAGTCGAACGTCGCCGTCCATCCCTTCGATCCTCCGCCGTTAAGATAAGAGCTTGCCGCAGCGGAGCGCATGACGCGCCACACAGTGTCCTTGCCGTGTTCCCTGACGCGTGCCGCAAACATCCGCTTACGCTGTCCCCTTATCTCAGACCTGAGCTTAGGAATACCCTTGCCGTCCATCATCATGTTCCAGGATGTGCGTACCACGGAATAATTGACTTCAGGCTCCCTGCTCTTCGTCTCCGTCCTTCTTTCCGCCCTTCCGTCAGACTCCGAAACTTCCGCGCTTCGTGCCGCGTCGGATTCGTCCGAAGGGCGAGCCGACACAGCATTTGGCACAAATGCTGCGGTTTCTTTTTCTTTCTTTATTTCTTTTTCTTCTTTAGGGGGTGCGGGGGTGCTTTCTTCTTTTTCTTTCTTTGTTTCTGTTTCTTTGTCAGCGTATTTTTCGGCGTAAATACCGTATTTTTCGGCGTTTAATCCGTCTTTATTGTAGGATATCGCCATGTCACCGTAGTAATATACGGTCCTTTCGGGTGTATATGCCGTTATTCCCGTCACTCTTATGTCTTCCCTCGCTTCCGTCCGTGAGGCTGTCTCTTCCTGCTGATGAGCGTGAAGGACGTCGGTGTCGGCCTCATCGCTGATGATATAGGGTAGGGCAGCGTCGGCGCTGCGTCCGGAGAAGTAGTGGTCCTGAATGTCACGGCTTGTCAGCACTCCGTGGCGTACATAGGTCCTTTCGTCGAGGATGCCCTCCAGCGCCATGGCCTTCACCACCTCGTCCAGCTCCTCCACCGTCATGTCGGGCAGCCGTCGCAGCGTCAGCCACTTCTCTCTCTCCGTCCACTCCAGGCAGTAGCCGGCGGCGGATATTGCGCATACCACCACAACGGCGGCTGCCATGCCTTTCGTGCCGTAACGCCCTGCAAGGCGCATCATCGGCACCGTGTCGAAGACGTCGGGCGAGATTGCCGCCGTCCTCATTCCCTTCCGGGGACGTCCCCTGCGTCTTGTGACGCGGGCTGTATCTGTTCTTTCTGTCATAACTGATATTTTTGTCCATATATGTTGTATGATAGCCAGCGTCTCGGTCTGCCGAATCGGGAAGAAACGATAAAGGCTCCTATCCTCGCGGACGGAAGCCTCAACAAAATCATTTTAAATCTGTGGTCAAAGAACCTTTATACCTCAAAATTTTCAAATTCGCTTTTATCTGTCAATTTGCACCGCCCTGCATCCTCACGGACCGCTGACGACACTGTCAGACTTTCAAAATATTAATTTACAAACAGTACCAAAATACTCGTATGAATAAAACAAGTTGGCATTCCGGCGGACGCCTCCGCCCGGAACGTTATATTGTCGTTGTCTCCCCGGACCCCTTGTCCGGATGACGCTGTCACATCATGTCAAAGATTCGCGTTTAAAATGCGCGGCCTTCGCAGGAGACGCATGTGCTTGTTTTAAAAAATGAAAAAAGCGACCGTCGGTATCACTCCGAGGCGGTCTTTCCGGCGCACGCCTGCGCCGCTGTTGCGATGAATTCTTAAAGCTTACCTAATTTTCCAAAAAAATGAAAACTTATAATTACTATATAATCTACTACATCCACTCTGTCCTGTTGGCGTACTGGGCGAGCTTGCTCTTGAGGAACATCTTCCTGCGCCCGCCTCCTACGCTTGTGTAGGGTATCTTGTCCATATTGTGATAGATATACGATACGGAGCAGCCCAAGAACTCCGCGGCCTGCTTTGCGTCGATATATTCTTCAGGAGGGTTCCGCGTGCCTTTTGCCTCAAGCAGCTTCACCACCTCCTCTGCTATCATCCGCGCCTCTCGCCGTGTCAGCGGCTGACGCGCTGCTGTTGACGTCCTTGTCCTTTCCATAGCCTCAGTGTTAATAGCGCAGCACTTCCAGGGCGAGGAAAGCCACTGCTCCTACCACTGCCCAGCCTATCATTTCCACGATGTCCTCCACGATGTCCATCGTTCTGTCCACGTATTTCATTATCTTCTTCATAATACTTTCCTCCTTGTTTTTTGTTACGGCTGCTGCGACGGCCCGCTGCTCATACGCCTTATCACGTATCCCGCGCCGTTGTCCAGGAAGTCCACCGTGAACTCCCTGCGGCCCGCCTTGATGTTAAGGCGGCTGATGGCGTTCCTTACCGCCGTCTCCCTGCCGAGCGCCTCGCGCTTGAACTCGCGGGTCTCACCCGGCTTGAGAAGAGACAGCGTTGCGGGAAGGTTGATGCGCGATTCTATCACCACGCCGTATTCGTTCACTTTTCTCTCTGTCATTTATCTATGATTGTGTTTACACTCTCTGTCAGTCGAGGGACACGTAGTCGAGCTTCCCCTCTCTGCCGGTCTTCTCCTTCACCGCGAACGGATGACGGAGATATATCTTCACCATGCCGCCGAACACGCAGCGCTGCATCGTCCTTATGTAGGGCTTCCAGATGCGGATGAACCGCGTCGTCAGCTCCGGCTTGTATACCATCAGCGTCGTCGGCGTGCAGTCGCACAGCTTCACGCTATGCTCTATGCGTACCTTGTCGCCCGTCTCAGTGTTGATTATCGTCGCCATACTCCTCCTCCTTGTTATATGGTTCTTCTTCCTGTTCGCAAAACTTCAGAATCTCGTCCATGTCCACTCCTGCGGCTTTCATGTCGGCGATGATGTATTCCTCTTTTAATATGACCTGTTCTGCGACAGTCTTGTCCAGCACGCCGTAAAGAGATATCATCCTTATTCCGGAGGCGAAGAGTGCTGTTATCAACTCACGCCGTGAAAGGATTAACTTTCCGTTCTTGTCCCCCCTTGTTTCCTTTATGACACCCTCGCACGCCAGGACGTCGGCCGTCAGAAGCAGCACTTCCTCTCTCTTGAGCTTTCGCTCTTTAATCTCCAAACCTAAGACATTCATTTTTTCTTCCTCCTTTTTTTAGCCTCAACGGTTTTGCCGTATCGGCGGTTTTTAATAACTTTACACAATTTATACTAAGGTGTAACAATGTGATAACATTGATTACGGGTGCAAAGATAGTAAAACCATTGTAATAACACAATAAAAGTATTGTTTATTACGGTTTGATTAACAATTAATAACAATAAAACCATTGTATTATGACAGGGGAAGAATTAAAACAAAAGATTAAAGCCACTGGCGTTTCAATCACTGAAATAGCCAAAAGGCTAAATATTTCTCAACAAAGTCTTAGTCAAGCGTTAAAAGCTGCAGATATTAAGACGGGGCTTGTTGAAGATGTATCGCGGGTTCTTGATAAGCCTATAGCGTTTTTCTTTTCTAAGGAAGCTTCCGACACGCCTTCCGTTTCTTCCGTCTCCTCGGATAAAGAAAGTTTAACACTTTCGGACAATACCAGCCCGGTGCTCATGCAGAACGGTCCGGGCAGTCACAACAACCATCAGAAGGTCATCGGCGCGGACGGCACGTGCTCCGGACGCGAAATGGCAATGCAAGCCACCATCGAGCTGCAGAAGAAGATGATAGAAGACCGCGACAACGAAATAGCGTTCCTTAGAGATATGCTGAGGAAGGGGCTGGAATGATGCTATTGTAACAAAAAAGTTAGCTAAATATTTGGTAGTTGCTAACTTTTTCGTTATCTTTGCATTGTCTTAATAAAACAAGACAAAATAGTTCTTTTACATCATGAAACATTCAGAATTGATTAGGGTCTTGGTAAAAGCTGGATGCTTTATCAAGCGACATGGTTCCAAACACGACATTTGGGTAAATCCAAAGACTGGCGGAAGGACATCAGTCCCGAGGCATGGCAGTAAGGAAATTGAGTATGAGACTGCGAAGTCTATTCTTAAGGGCCTTTTAATCAAGTAAACGAGGTGGCCGCCCGGCAAGTTCCGGGCGGCTCCCCTTTCTGAATGGGTAACGGGTTGAAAGAACTTTATTTGACATATATAAATATAATGATCATAGCTTATGAGAGTATTAGCCAATGTAAAAAGAGAGCCGGGCGAGAAAAACTTTTCTTGTTATATGAACGTAGAAGAGTTGAAAACAGGCGTGCTTGGTCTTGGTTCGTCGGCAAAGGCAGCAATCGACGATATGCTGAGCGGTTGGCAAGATGCCGTTGCTGACTTAAAAGAAGACGGTATTGAAGTGCCAGAACTTGAGATTGAGTATCGCTTCGATGTAGGCTCGCTGTTCAGCTATTACGACTTTGTTAACATTGTCGGTGTCGCTCGTGAGATAGGGGTTAGTCCGTCAGTCATGCGCCAGTATGCTATCGGTATACGCAAGCCAAGCGACGAGCGCAAGGCACAAATCGTCAATGGTTTCAAAAGCCTTGCTGGTAAAATGCAAGATGCTATATTGTTTTGATTTTGTTTCATGGTGCATGAAATTAAATATAAGAGAACTATTTTGGATCCCTCGGTGCGTGACGCATCGGGGGCTTTTGATTGCTTAAACATTTTAATATATAGGTATGGAAAAGATTATAGTAGAAATAGGATGGTGCAATCGTAACTTTGGCGTAACGTTCTCCGCCAATGTGCCTGGAGCTATAGTCGTAACAGCTAAAACATACGACGAGTTGTTGAAGGAGATTCCCGAAACGCTGAAGTTCCATGTCGAAGGCATGGTTGCAGACGGCGACTACGAGATATCTTACCATCTTGATGCCGCTGCGCTTATTCATTCATGCGAGCGTTACGCCTCGCTTGCCGCCATTTCCCGTGCGTCAGGCGTAAACGAGCGTCTGCTTAGTCATTATGCCAACGGCATAAAGACACCCCGTGCCAAACAGCGTATGCGAATAGTGGAAGGTATACACAAGATAGGACGCACGCTGCTGAATATATCGTAAGCTTAATAATAATCACACAGTATGAAGAAGATCGTTGGTATTATCGAAAAAGGAGCGGATGGAGGCTACTCCATTTACGCAGAAGGAGGACTACCATTGTTCTCCAACGGTATGACAGAAGAAGAAGCTCGTGAATCTTTTGAGTCTCTCGTGCCTGAACAGGCGGAATATATGAAGGAACGCACAGGAGAATATCCTGAATGGTACGATAAGGACGTGGTCTTTGATTATAAGAGCGCCGCGTTTCTTAAATAAACGAAAAAATCCCCGAAGTGGCTCACGCTTCGGGGATTGCTGTGTATTAGAAAACATTCCGTCAAGTCAAACGGATGGAGCCAATCTGCTTAGGATGGCCGAAATCTCCTTTCTTTCTTCGGCTATCCCGTTTTCTATGAATGCGTCAAGCGATGCCTGATTGGTGTCATCGTTGCTGTTAGCTTCCAGCCATCGTAGCAGCCTCTCTTTCTTTTCCGTGCTTTCCGGATCCGTCAGATTCATTATAGACTTCAGCTCCTGAAGCTTCTTCTCGTACTCTGTCATATCTTCCTATTTCTTATTGTTATAGAATCTGTATGCACGCTCTTCTGCTTCCGTACGCTCCGGAGTTCCTTCTTTGCCGAAGCGCTCGTCTATCAAAGCGTCAATGTCATATATGTCTTTCTTTATTGTCTTGAACTGCATGTCGGTTTTGTTTTGCTGCAAAGTTACTTTGTTTTTATGAAATTAATGTGGTTTTTGTGTATTAATAGTAAAATAGTTATTGTTTTGCTTGTATGTTCGTAGTAATTTTACTACCTTTGCATTGCTAAACAAAAAAGCAGTGATCTATGAAAAACGTGAAGGTTTCTAAGATTCTCAAAATCTTAAGCCGTGACGGATGGTACTTAGTCCGTTACAAAGGAAGCCACCGAGAGTTTCAACATCCCACTAAAAAGGGTACGGTTACAGTAAACGGACATCCAAGTGATGACATTTACGGACAACTTCTTAGTAGTATTGAACGACAATCGGGACTGAAGTTCTAAACTTCGGGGAATCCCAAAGTGGATTCCCCTCACTTCGTTTCCTGTAGATACAATGTTTGACGTTTGGCAAGGTGGCGGTCTTTGCTGCCACCACTTTTAAATGATTAAGTAAAACTATAATAATAAGATTATGGAGAATGTGGTAATAAAAGCAGCGCGTACACCCGAAGGCTATTGCTGTGTCTGCGATTTGATTCCCGGTTGGATAGTCGCCTATAGCGGCGATATAGACGGATTTAAGAATTACGTGCAGGAAAGCGTTGATTTCTGGCTTGAAGGACGTAGAGAAGACGGTGATGAATATCCGTCCGTATTTGACGGCGAATATCAGCTTGTCTACAATTTCGATGTAGCTACGCTTCTTGAATATTATCGTGGCATATTCTCGTTTTCCGCCTTGCAGGAAATAACCGGCATTAACCAAAAGCAGCTGTCTCATTATGCAAGCGGAATATCCAAACCGCGACAGAAGCAGGTGGACAAGATAAAGTCAGGACTTCGCCGTCTTGCAAAAGACATAGAAATGGTCACTGTTTAAAAAGTTTAGCAACAGCCGTCCGACCATACGGCAAACGGTGCCTCGGAGCTTCGGCTTCGGGGCATTTCTTTTTACGGAAGGAAGCAAACAAAAAGATAGGAGAACGCCATTGTAGATATTCTCCCGTCTTCTTCGTTATGCCTTTTCCTTGAAAACCTTCGCCACGGTACGGTCAAGGATCCTCGCGTAGGCTGTCTGAAAACCCGCATTTAAATGTTAATCGGCTACTGTTTGGACAACTGTCTCGGCAAAATACCGTACCTTTGCAATGTAAACATTAGCTATACAAGAAACAACTCTACAATAAAAATGAAAACCAACGCACTTTCCGTAGCCAATTACTTTATAGAACTGGCAGCAAAAGACCGCCATCCCCTGCATCTGCTCGGACTGATGAAGCGTGTGTATATAGCCCACGGTTTCGCCTTGGCGCTGCTGGAACACGGACTGCTCGATCCGAGATTCGACCGTGTAGAAGCGTGGAAATACGGCCCCGTCATCCCATCCGTCTATCACTCGTTCAAGCAATACAGGAAGGAGGCGATAACGGACTTTACAGTAACGGTATACCAGTCCCCGTCCGGGGAACTGGAGTTTGACACGCCAAAACTTACCGACAGAAAGGAGCAGATGGTCGTAGAAATGGTATGGAAGCGGTATTATGACTATAAAGACAGCCAGCTCGTCACGCTCACACATCGTGAGGGAACTCCGTGGGCTGCCTGCTACAAGGAAGGGGAGAACAACGAAATCCCCGACGGTCTGACCGGACTCTTCTATTCAAAGCTGGTAAAAATCGTGATCGATGGAAAGGAAGGGTAATAACGATATCCTTAAAAGGTATCTTCAGCTGCTGTCTGAAAAAGAACCTGAAGGCACGGAGGCAAAAGAGGAGGAAAGAGCGGGGCTGACATCGCGTGAAATAAAGGACGAGAAAGAACGGCTGCAGAACCGTATGCTGGAATCCATCCTTAAAGACAAGGAACAGGACCGAAGTCAGCGGAAAGACTATGCTTCGATGATCTTCGGTTTCATGTGCTGGTATATGTTCGCCGTTTTCTTCATAATCATAATGAACGGTATAACCATAAACCACTTTCATGTAAGCGACGACGTAATTCTCGCTTTGTTGGGCACTACAGCTATCGAAGTAATCGGAATCTTTGCGTTTGTAGCGAAATATCTGTTCGGCAACAGACAGTAAGGGAAAGACATAGAAATGGTCACTGTTTAAAATGTTTAGCAACAGCCGTCCGACCATACGGCAAACGGTGCCTCGGAGCTTCGGCTTCGGGGCATTTCTTTTTACGGAAGGAAGCAAGCAAAAAGACGGGAGAACGCCATGTCAGGTATTCTTCCGTCTTCTTTGTTATGCCTTTTCCTTGAAAGCCTTTGCCACGGTACGGTCAAGGATCCTCGCGTAGGCTGTCTGGGTGGTCCTTATGTCGGCATGGCCGAGGACGCGTGCCACTATCTCTATGGAAAAGCCGTCGTTGAGCAGCAGCATTCCGCATGTACGGCGTCCCCAGTGGGACGCGATGGGACGGTCGATGCCGCAGTGGTCCGCCATCACCTTCAGGCGCATGTTGTATTGCTGGTTGCTGAACTTCGGGAGTCGTCCGCCGTATTTCCTGAGGATAGCCTCAGCGCGTGGCGTCAGTACGATGGTGTACTGCACGTCCGTCTTGTGACGCACGCCGGTCAGCACCTGCATGCCGTCAAGGACCTCCGCCTTCGTGAAGTCGCACTCCATCAGGTCGGCGTAGGCAAGCCCGGTGTAACACTGCATCAGGAAAAGGTCACGCGCCTTGTCGAGCGTCTCGGTGGGCAGTTCCGCCTTCTCTATCCTCTCCACCTCGGCGGCGGAGAGGAAGCGTCCCCATTCGCTCTTTCCGCGGTCCACCTTCATCGTGGCGTAAGGATCCGCGGACAGCAGACCGCGCCTCAGCGCCTCATGCACGTAAGTCCTCATTATCTTATGGTAGCTGCCGACGGTGGTCTGACGCAGCCCCAAGGTCTTGAGATAGTCGTCAAAGCGCGTGATGTTGGCGAAGGTAAGCTCGTCAAACCTGACGATCACGTTCCACCGTTCCAGCACCCTCACCAGCTTGAAATGGGCGGTACGCGTGCTCTCGGCTATGTCTCGGCGTGCCGCCACGAAATTCTCCAGCCACTCGATGAACGTCTGCTTCTTCTCCTCCTCTGCGTTATACCATCTGGTGAAGGCGTCGAAGTCGAACTCACGGCGCTGCTCCACAAGGTCGGTGATATATCCGTCCACCTTCGCCTTCATGCTGTCAAGACGTCTGTTGTAATCGACAGCCTCAACACATTTCACCACGTGGCACTTCTCCGTCCACTGGTCGCTGTAGACCTTGATGCCGGTGGTCATCCACTTCCTGCGTCCGCGATAGAGCACCTCTATCTGCACAAGACCTTTCTTCTCTCTCGTTGCGGTCTTCTTCCTGTCAAAGACAAACCGCGTACTGGCTACATTTGCCATTCTTCCTCCTTTTTTAAATAATTAAAACGGTATCATGCGGCGGTATCACAAGGGATGCAATTCGGTGCAAATTGGTGCATAACAAAGCATAAAAAGCGCCCTTTTAAAGCCTTTTTATGAACCCGAATCGTTATGCAAATACAGATAAAAGCGATGTAACTAACTGATTGTCAACTAAAAAAGACACCCTTTTGGGTGTCTTATATCGTGATTCCGTTGGAATCCAAGTGATCCGCTTGGAATCCAAATTCTAACGCCGTTGTAATCCTGTGTAAATCACATCATTACAGGGCTTTAGAAGGAAATTTTTATCTTCTACAAAACAAACGTCAAAGTAGTTTTTTTCAAAGTGTCACACAAGTGTCACACATTTTACTTACATACGTGTCTACATACATACTGAAAGCAGACAGACGTTTAGATTTTGAACTATTATTTTAAAGAACTCTTTTTATTGCTTTTCTATCGACATGTATCATTATGTCGCATAGAAAGTGTTAAATAGTAGGTATGTAGGTACAAATAATTTACATTTTGCAAGCCAATCTTTCTTTTTCCTTATAATTTTGCCGAAGAAAGTTCGACAAGTGTTAAGGCAGACTGCAAAATTCGGGTGGTGTTCTATTCGTAGAATATCCTCTATATAACAATGCAAAGATACGAAAAAAGTGCGATATTACCAATGGTTTTCACGCTTTTAACCTTTACTTTGATATAGGTCTAACCCGACATGGAATACACTACATACGGACTTATTCAAAAACAACAAATAAGTTATCTATGAAAATTGAAAGAGTAACAAATATCACTGAATGGATAAATGCCATCAACCCCGGAGAGGTGAAGTCTGCCTACCTCCCTTGTGACAAAGTGCAGTCGTTGAACTGCCTTGCTTCACGTCACAATCAAGGCAGAGGCAAGCAGAGAGGCAAGTTCGTACACTATCATTATTGTTCCGACTTAGAGGTTGCGACAATAATTTGTGAAACAAGAGAAGATTATCTAACAAATAAAGAAAATGGAGAAGAGAACAGTTGGAAGACCCAAATCCCCAAGGATTTCAGATGATGACCTGAAGAAGATTGTCATTGACCAGGAAGAGACCGTCATGAGTGTCGCTGCACTGGCTAAAGAGCTCGGCATATCGACACAAGCAGTAAGAAAACGGATTGAGCGTAAACTAATCCCTGCTCATAAAAAGGGACGTTTATGGTACATTCTAAAAAGCGAATACATAAACGCTATAAGAGCATTGTAGAATAATCCTCGATATAACTGTTAAGTCCCTATATCCAATGTCGGGAGATAGTGGATATAGGGCGTTTTCCACTCAACACCACATTATGATACGACAAGAAACCATCGACACCATCTTGGAGCGCACAGACATCGTGGCGCTCATCGGCGAACACGTCCACCTACGGAAGTGTGGCACGCGCCATGTCGGCTGCTGTCCGTTCCACAACGAGAAGACGCCTTCTTTTTATGTTTCTCCACAGACCGGCAGATTCAAGTGCTTCGGCTGTGGCGAAGGTGGCGATGCCATCCTTTTTATAGAAAAGGTGGAGAACAAGACGTTCATTGAAGCCGTCAAGACGTTGGCACAAAGGGCTAACGTGGAGATTGAGCAGGAGCAGGAATCAGCGGAGGCAAAGCAGAAGCGACTGCATAAGGAAGCGTTGTGGATTGCCAACAAGCAGGTCGCCGACTTTTACCGCAAGCAGTTCCTTCAGTCGAAGGAGGCACAGGCGTATGCCTATAGACGTTGGGGAAAGGACTACTGCACTCTCAAAGAGATTGGATATGCACCAGCTGATGGGCACGCCCTGCAGCAGCTTCCAGTAAAGGCGGACTTCCTGAAGGAGTTGGGACTTCTCAATCGTGGTGGCTATGACTTCTACCAGAATCGTATCGTAATACAGATACATGACCGCTTCGGGCATGTAATTGGCTTCACCGCTCGTTGCATGGATGAGCAGCAGCCAAAATACCTCAACAGCTCGGACTCGCTAATCTTCCACAAGTCTACGGTACTCTTCGGCATCGAGGATGCTTGGAAGACGGCAGCTAAGCAGGATAAAATGTTTCTCGTCGAAGGGGCACCGGATTGTATGCGTCTTCAGTCTATCGGCATATACAACACGGTGGCTGCGCTCGGATCGGCGTGGAACGAAACGCATTTCTCTACCATCAAGCGCATAGCAAGCAAGGTGTGTTTCCTTCCGGATGCTGACCCACCCAAGAACGGAGAACCCTATGGCCATGGCATACAAGTCGTCATGGAGGCAGGAACACTGGCTATGGAAAATGGTCTATCTGTCAGCATCAAGGAAATCCCGGACACGGACGAGAACAAGAAGCAGGATCCGGACACGTTCTTCAAAAACACCAATATCTTCAATGCTACGGAGGAGACGGACTTCATTCTTTGGATGGCGGACAAACTGTTTCCGCAGACGAACACCACGGAGGAGCAGCGCCTGACTATCAAGAAGATTGCTTATCTACTGTCGCTGATTGACGATGAGACGGGCGTGTCCATGTATATCGGCAAGCTCACGAAGTATTACCAGGGCAGACGGTTGTGGCTCCAGGCAGTGGATAAGGAGCGAAAACTGCGTGAGGAGCAGGACAAGAAACATAAGGAGCAGGATGAGGACGACTTAAACCACAAATACGGCTTTTATATCGACCACGGCTGCTACATGTCCATAACGGAGAAAGGCAGTGTCTACGAGTGGTCGAACTTCACGATGGTTCCGCTGTTCCATATCAAAGATACAACAAATCCTAAACGTCTATATAAAATAAAGAATGCGATGAAACATGAGGAAATTTTGGAACTGAAGCAGGAGGATCTTATCGCTCTCGCTAAGTTCAAGCAGAAAATTGAGGGCTTGGGCAACTTCATCTGGAAAGGAACGGAAAAGGAGCTGACGAAACTCAAATCATATCTATACGAGAAGACGGAAACGGCAACGGAAATCACTCAAATGGGTTGGCAACGTGCTGGCTTCTACGCTTTTGGCAACGGGGTTTTCCACGACTGCCACTTCATCCCGGCTGATGAATTTGGCATAGTAAGACTGAAGGAAAAAGGCAACTTCTATCTGCCATCCAGTTCGTCCATATACAAGAACGACCCGAAGCTCTTTACTTTTGAAAAGCAGTTTGTGCATCTCAATCTTTCTTCGGTTACTCTGAAGGGGTTTACAGAGCAACTGTTCAAGGTTTATGGGGACAACGGACGTGTGGGCTTCTGTTTCTATCTCGCCACGCTCTTCCGCGACGTGGTGACTTCTACTTCTGCCAACCACTGGTTCCCTATCCTCAATCTGTTCGGTCCGAAAGGTAGTGGCAAGTCGGAGCTTGGCCACACGCTGCTTTCGTTGTTCACAATCAGCTACACGGCACCGAATATCCAAAACTCTACGCCATCGGCTCTTAACGACACGGTGGCGCAGTCGGCTAATGCACTGGCGCATATTGACGAGTACAAGAACGATATCGACCCGAAGATGATTGAGTTTCTGAAGGGTCTGTGGGACGGCACCGGTCGCACTCGCATGAATATGGATCTTGACAAGAAGAAGGAAACGACTGCCGTTGATTCCGGCATCATTCTTTCAGGTCAGGAGATGCCGACATCGGATATCGCTCTCTTTACCCGACTCGTCTTCCTGCAGTTCCCTCGAAGTGAGTTCTCAGACAAGGAGAAGCAGAATTATAAGGTGCTGCTTGAAATGCGCTCGCTGGGACTGACGCACCTGACGCTCGAAATTCTCAAACAGCGCAAACACTTTGAACAGGCGTGGTCTACGGCGTTCCATGATACACAGACTATCGTCGGCAACGCTCTCGGTGGCGAGAAAGGTGAAGACCGTATCATGAACAACTGGTGTGTGCCGTTGGCTGCGCTTCGGGTACTACAAAAGATCATCCCTACGCTGACTTTCGATGAGATGCTGCAAGTCACCATCGAGGGGATAAAGAAGCAGAATGGTGAGTGCAAGACTAACGGCGAGCTGGGCAATTTCTGGAACGTGGTGCAGTATCTCGCAAGCGACGGCGAACTGATTGAGGGTGGCGACTTTTTCATCCGCTATTGCAGCAAGTTCAAGACGGACATCATCAATGCCACTTGGCAGTCTGAACGTCCGGTGCTCTTCCTGCAGAAGACGCGTATCTTCAATCTCTACCGCAAGGAGGGACGACAGGCTAACGAGAAGGTGCTGCCTACGGATGCTCTGAAATATTATCTTCAGAACAGCCGTGCCTACCTGGGCGAAAAGGTGGCGCGATTTGATGTGTACAAGAAGGGCATCATCCAGTACGACCATACCAGGGCTGCTATGGGTAGCACGCCTCCAAAACTTACTATGACACAACGTGCCTACTGCTTTGACTATGACTTGCTTTGCGAGACGTTTGGCATCAGTCTGTGGACTGCGCCTGACCAATCCGACAGCGACGAGCCATTCTAAGGGCTTTTTACTCTTAAAAGCGGTAGCTTACTACGAATATATTTCTTTTCAATAGGTATCATAATCAGGTGGACTGCCGGGGCGATTGCATCGTCTCGGCGGTTTTTATTTTGCGGAAGACATGGCCATCCTCTGCGATGTATTCCGTTTTTTTCAGAGGTTTTGCACACGATTTGTAATCTACCTACATACATATTGGTAGCCTATCATACGCTTCAAAAAGCATAAAGTAGTAGTCATTGACTATATATATGGTGAAATCCTCATTGTTTTTGCCCTCATTCATTTTTCAGAAGAGAAATGCTGTAATTGTTGTAACTTAATGTAACTTTCTGTATTTCATTTATTTAGGTGTTCTATTATCTTGTAATTTCTTATAACTTCTTGTAACATTTCATTATGCTTTCTAAATACCAAGAGGAAAATAGGTACTGAAAATCCTTATTTTTAGTTGTAGTCCGGCTTCTCCTCTTCTGCTACTGCTTGCTTTTTTCCATGCGGTATCGTAAGTGTCACCGTGCTTCAGGAGAACGAGCATGGCACTCGTGAGCCTTTCACTCATTGTTCTTCTTTGATGTATGTGTCACATGTCAGGCTTTGCCCTACGATAATCAAATGAAAGAGGTATTGCTGACTCTTTTTTATTGCTTCGCTCTTGTGGACATAGGTGATGGATTTCTACTGCATAACATTCAAATTGTCAAACATGCAGCCCTGGTTTCGTCATGGGATTTTTCCGCGTGCAAAGTTAGCGCAAGCGACATTCTGCAAGGGCACGGCGCTGCCTTAGCTCGAATATTTTTTCAAGATTTTGGGGTGCGGTGGCTCCTGGTCCAAATTCTCGTTTCGCCAAAGGTGAAAAAATATTCGGCTATCTCTTGCCTTAAATGTCTTCTTCTTGCGCAGGGTAAGGCAGCGTAAAAAGTCCTCATTTCGAGGGCTGCATCTAAAAGTCTAACAATTTAAATTTCTAAGTTATGCAAGAAATGGTTTTAACATCACCTAAGTCGGCTCACAAGAGCATGAAGGAGCAGTTTGAGAGTGTCAGCAGCTATATCGTTGATTATCTCTGGGATCAGCCTGCCATCTACTGTGGCACATACAAGAAGTACAATGAAGGCTCACTCTTCGGTGCCTGGCTCGATCTCCGTACGTTTGACTCTTACGAGGAGTTCATCGATGTATGCAAGCAGCTTCACGCTGATGAGGAGGATCCGGAGCTTATGTTTCAGGATTATCAGTGCTTCCCTGAGGAGTGGTATTCAGAAAGCTGTATGGATGAAGAAGTTTTCGACAAGATAATAGCTTTCATCCAAATGGATGATGACAAACAGAAAGCGTTTAAGGCTTATGTTTCCGCCACTGGCGATGACAGCATTTCGGATTTTGAAGATAATTATGAGGGCGAATATGATTCGGAAGAGGATTTCGCCACACACATCGTCAATGAGAGCTATGATTTGGAGCGCATGATGGGCAATCTCTCATGTTATTTCGATTACAAGGCGTTTGCAAGGGATTTGTTCATCTCGGACTACATCTTCGAGGATGGCTACGTCTTCCGCAGATAGAGGTGGAAGCCGGACGAGGCAATCGCCTCGCTCCGGCTGCCCACCTTTTTATAGCGTAACCGAAATTTATTCGAAGTAAGGAGTGTTTTATTTCAATGCTTCATCAAGTTTCTTGATTAATATCGCAGGGTCTTTACGAATCTCTTTCATACTTAGGCCTTTGAGTATTTCCTTTATCTGAGGATAACCTTTAAAATACATTTTTAGCACAGTCTTTTGACCAATTCCTGCAATGCTATTATCCTTCAAATAATAGGTTCTTGCAAAGTCCTCATTCTTGGCTTTGTAATAAAACATGATAGCCATTCTGTAAATACTTCCCGATTTCACATGGGTAGCTGTGCTTATATAGTGAATATAGGCAGAAATGTTTTTCCCCTCATAAACTGGCTGAAGGAATACCGGATTTTTGTAGAGTTTCGGATTCTCTTTATAAGACATGCTCAATCCCATTTGGGCAACCATCGGAATCCAGTTTTCCCATTCTCCAGCCTTCTTGTTATAGTATTTTATCTCTTTTACATCAGTAGATGCGAAGTCTACCTTCTCACCATCAGTTTTTTTGATTCTGAACTCATGGTAATTGTCTACATTAAAGGAAAACTTCGCAATGTCACCTTTCACAATGGTGCCGTTGTTTAAGGTTACTTCTGCATTTTGAGCTTGTGTCACTCCACACAATACAAGGGCAAGTAACATCAAAATCCATTTTTTCATACTCGTACATTTTTAAGTTCAACTTTATTTTGCAAATATACATCTTTTTCATTACCCCCCCCCAAGCTAAAATCAACTTTTTTATCTACATACCTACCAAATAACAAATCTTAAACGTTTCCATCATTCCATACAGCCTACACAAAACTATAGTATCTTTGTGCTCGTAATCAATTTACAAGTATTATGAGCGACTATCACATCTATATCAAAATGCCTTCCTATCTGCGCCAGTGGTTCGTACATCGGCACAGTGGCACGGAACCAGTGCGTCTAAGAAACGGCAGCATCGAGTCAAAACTTATAAAGCTCGCTGTTGTCAAACCGCCTGTTTCTGCTGTCCCAACAAGGCAACGTGAGGATGAAGTCGCCATTTGTATTCCGTATTCCAAAACTCGCGACCCTCGTATTTACAATCATATCACGGACACTGGTAAACGTGCGCTGCTGGAGAACGTGAAGAACTCGTTTGATGTCGACTGCTGGACGTTCCTGCATGACTTCGGCAAGATCGGCAAACAACAGAAAGACCTCATTTATCTCTACATGGAGCAACGGGGCATAAAGGAGGACGGCACTTGCTGGGACTCCATCGCGAAAATATACCAACGCTTGCGTAAGAATTATCTTACTAACCAATGCAAGCGAAAAAACAGCACGATAAAAAATGGTAGCAATAACAAGGTTGAAACTGAAGAAATAGTAGAATAATATGCAACGTCTTCCCGGAATCATCAATATATATTACGTGCTTGCCTCGTCGCTCATGGCAAGCATCACACAGAAAGCGTTGGCGGATGCTCCTGTCGGAGTGTTCGCTGACACTTTCCTCATTCCGCATATCGGTGATGCCGTTTGTGAAATGGAGACGCAGTTTGACAATAACGATACTTTGGAAAAGGTGAAACTCTCTTTCTCTACTACTTCGCAGCTGCCAGCTCGTGAGCATCTTGCTTTCGTCATACAGACGGTGGATGGAAAGCAGTATCTTATCGGCACGGCAGACAAACCTTTTCCTGTCATCAAGGTAGACGACTCCACAGGCAAAGTGGATGGTGATTCGGCTGCTACGAAATACACCATATCTTATACAAACAAAGTGGCACTTGTGCCATGCACGGCGTGATGAGCGCCTTTTTTCATGCCTTTTTGTAACATTTTGTATGCAGTTGAAACATTGTGCAAAAACTTAAAGTGTTGATAATCTGCGTTTTCTTTCTTTGTTTACAATGTTACAAAAGATACAGCCGAAATCGGTTGAGTTTTTGAAAAAGCTATTTTTTCTTCGTTCTGTTTTTGCGCCCCACCTTCTTCCAATAGATAATTCGCAGTTTGCGATAACTTCTGCGTGATTGCCCAAATAGTGCAAATAAAATTACTATTGCAACTAATGCAAAATGATAAAATCTGCGAATACAAAAATATCCGCCTATCAGAATTATCAATATGATTACAATGTCTCTCACCATAAGTTTATCGTTTTACATCGCAAAAATACATTTTTTTTGTCTTTCTCCAACATTATTATATAATATATCTTTGCCCTCAAACAATTTTTGACAATCATGGCAAAGACAAAATACAATCTCCATCTTAAAGGCTACGTCGGTGGTTGGGACTTCGATTCTGACTACGTCGATTTCGTACTTAACAAGAACACCGACAAGGAGGTTGCTGTTCTCATCGACTCTCTCGGTGGACAGCTCAACACCGCTCTCTCTATATCATCTGCATTCAGGCGACACGGCAATGTTCACGTCCACTTTGTGGGCATGAACGCCAGTGCCGCCACCATCGCGTCAATGGGTGCCAAGCGCATCACCATGGATCGCTCGGCTATGTATCTCGTGCACCAGTGCTCACAGTCGTTCTTCGAGTGGGGCAGTTTGAACGCTACGGATATGCAGAATCTCATCGACAATCTGGAGAAGCAGAAGTCTGACCTTGACAAACTGGATGCCAACGTCGCAGAGATGTATGCCGGACGATGCAAGAAGAAATCTGCCGACTTGCTGGAACTCATGAAAATGGGTGGATGGCTGACGGCACAGGAGGCACTGGCTTGGGGATTCGTTGATGAACTCACGGAGTTTGATGATGAGTCGGCTCCAGTTCTTACGGAGGCTATTGCTGCGGACTTTACCGCTCACGGCATACCGCTTCCTAAGATGCTGACCGACACGAAGTCGGAAGACATCACGGCGTTCAGACGATTCCTGCAGGCTTGTGTCTCTGTTTTCCACTCGCAAGAGAAACCAAATAAAATTGTTCCAACCATATCTTCTGAAGAAAAAATGAAAAAGACCTATTCTAACATTTGCAAGACTCTCGCTTGCGACTCGCTGGAAGCTAACGACGACAAGGTTACGCTTACCACGGCACAGCTCGACTCTATCGAGGCGGACATCACAGCGAAGTACAAGGAAATCACCAATCTCTCGGCTGACGTTGACCGCCTGACTAAGGCTAACAGCGATTTGGAGGAGAAACTGAAAAAGCTCCCTGCTGACACTACAAACACGGTTGTTGATGACAAGAAGGACGGTGGCACCAACACCGAAAAGTCTGACATTGAGAAGTTCTACGACACCACCAACTCGGCTCAGGCTCTCTTTGACTCATTACCATAAAACTCTCAACTCATAATTCAAAATTCAAAACTCCAACTATGGCAGGAAAACTACAATTTACCCTACAAGAATACAAGGATGCTGCTCGAAAGTGGCGTTCTGACTTCCTTCGTCTGCCTATTATCGGCTGCGACGAGACTCTGAAGTTTATGACCGGTCGCCCTGGCATCCGCTACAAGGAGAGTGTGGGCACGCTCAACGCTTCGGCACAGTTTGCTCCTTACTCGCCAACTCGCTCGGAGGACGTGAACTTGCAGCTGGACTTCCGAACTCTTGAAACGTTTTTCGGTTCGGTGGTCGCTAAGTTCGAGCCTAACTCGGCTATCTCTACGCTCCTCGGCACTGGTGCCACTAAGGGCGACGGACAGAAGTCTGTGCCTACGGCTCGCGAGGTGCTTGGACTTATCGCCAAGTCGCTCTCCGAAAAGCTCAATGATGCTATCTGGAGCGGTGTGCGCAACGCAAGCGGTACTACCACCCAGGATCTTTTCGATGGCTTCGACACTATCACAAAGAAGGAGGTTACTTCCGGTGCTCTCGCTAAGGAGAACGGCAATTACCTCAAACTGACGGATGCCATCACCTCTGCCAACGCCGTGGACGTGGCTAAGGAGATTCTGTTCTCGCTCGATCCTCGTCTTCGCTCGCAGACTCTCTTCATGTTCTGCTCGCAGGACTTCGTGGATAAGTATAACGAGGGTTATCTGCTCACACACAGCGGTATTCCGTATAACACGCAGTACAATCAGCCTACTGTCGAGGGTTCTAACGGCAAGCTCATCTTCTGTCCGCTTGCTAACAAGACGGACTCGAAGTATATCCATATCTCGCCAAAGATCAATATGCTTTATGGATATGACCAGATGGGCGACGTGGAATCTGTTGACGTTGAACGTTTCGATGCGTTCCTTCTCTCGTACATCGCCACCATGTTCTTCGGTGTACAGTTCGAGTCTATCGACAAGCGACGCCTGAAGGTCGTTGAACTGGCTGGCTTATAGTCTAACCATAATTCAAAACTCAAAACTCAAAATTCAAAACTCATCATGGCAGCATCTAATACAGACGTACAAAAATCTCTTGCATGGGCGATGGGCACACCGGAACTTCCTGGTGTGCGTCGCCGTGTGTATTATACATCCAAGAATGATATTCTTGTTTGGCCTAAACTTCCTCATAACGAGGTCGGACGTGTCACTTCTTCTGTCTACGACGGCTCCTTCACGTTGAAGGAAAACGCTGTATGGAAATACATCGACATCCTTCCTGAGAAGTCGCAGCTCACAAGTGAGGCACAGGGTGAACTGCCGTCACAGACGCAGCTCAACAAACTCGTGGCGGTTCATCCGTCGGTAAGCGAAGCGGCATCGGCTGCAGCTGCTTACCTCAATAACAACGACAACGTCTTCATCGTCGAGGACATGAAGGGCAAGCACCGTGTCGTGGGTTGTGACAAGTGGACTACCAAGACCACAGTCACGCAGGATCTCGGTCAGGGTGCCACTGGCACCACCGGCACCACTATCAACGTGGAGGCATCGGACGAGTGTCCGGCTCCGTTCTATACTGGCACCATCACCACTGAGGACGGCGACATTGATTGCGCAGCGTAACGGCGAGTAAAGTTATAATCATAGTTGACCATGGACAAGCGGACTCCGATAGACATGCAGGAATTCTTGAATGACATTTCCGTGCCGGACTTATCGGGTCCGCTTGATCTGTTCTCAAAGGATGCTACGCATGAACAGAAGGACATATTCGCCATCGAGAAACGCAAGGCGTGGGATAAATCGGTTGAAGCGCGGTGCGACTTCACCCGACGCGTCCGGCTTACTCGACGGGCGGACACGTTCTTCATCTCTCTATGGCAGAAGTCGCTTTATGGCAGAACGCTGACGGATATAAAGGGCGACGACAGTATGGTGGCGTTCTTCGCTGATAGCATCTCACCACTTATACGTGACATCCTCGGTGAGGATCTGAACACGGGGGCGTGGTGTATCGTCACCACTCCCAAACGTCGCCATCTCGTCAAGAACTTCGCCACTCGCATCAGCGAAATGATTGCTTCCCAACTGAACATCCCGTTCTACGAGGATGTTGCTTTCTGCCATTCCAAGCAGCGTATCGGGGCGGTGTTCACTATGAACAATCTCCCCAAAGAGCCTAACTGCATCGTCTTCGACGACTTCGTTACTACAGGCTCTACGCTGAAGGCAATGCGCAATGTGCTTACCGAACATCACAAGAATTGTGTGTTCTTTACTGGTATAAATAATAAATTGTGAGCAAACGAGAGCATAGTCAAGTTTGCTTGAACTATGCCGAGTGCAGCCACAATTCAACAAAGTTAAACTCTAAAATATGAACAATCTCACAGACAAACTCCAGCAATGGCTCGACACTCCATCTGCTGAGCGTGACTGGAACGAGGGTGCTATCCTTCTTCTCCAACTCACCAATAACACCATAATGTATCGTAATCTCAGCATCAATCCCAAAGGCAAGGCTGAGTTCATCGAAGGCAAGCTACGTGCCTTCCTCAAAGCTCGCCGTGAGGTCGAAGCCCACGACGAGGTGAATATCATGCAGGAGCAAGTGGATGCTATTGTGGCAAGTCGAACAGAGTTTTCCAACAAAGACACGAACCCTGCTACGGACTTCAAGGCTGGCAAGCGTGCGGATCACGACTCGCTGCCTGAGGATATCCAGGCGCTCTATGTCGAGAACCTTGATATCACTCACCGTATGCGTGAACTCCATCTACGCCTACGCTTGTTGTCGGACTCTACTAAGCAGGTGCCGGCTGCAGAACGCAAGCCGTTACTCGACGAGTTTATAAATCTCGATAAAAAGTTGCACGCAAATTGGGACACTTATGACCATTATGTGACAAAGGCAGAAAGTGCAGCAAATACCGAAACCAAAGAAAGCGAAGAGGAGCAGACTAAGGAAACAGAAATTAGTCCATCGCCAACGGACCAATTAGCTGAACAGCCTGAGGATGCCACTCCTTCCAAGCCGAAGTCCAAGTCTAAATCCAAGAAGTAGTGAAGCGCAACATCAACATAGATGACATCCTAAAACCACTCTCGGAATGTCCACACCAGGCGTATCTCTCCAATGCTCTTCAGGTGGCGGACGTTTTGGAGTGGATTTTGGGACAAGTCGGCAAAGCGGAGATTTGGCAGACTTCGTTCTCAATCTCCGAGGAGTTCCTGCGTAGGCTCTTCTTCATCGAGAAATCGGGCAATATATCTGCCTTTAATCTTGTTCTCGACCATAAGGCTACGAACAAGACTCTAAAACTTTGGGCATTCATCACACAGACGATGAAGCGCACATATCTTGCCGACAACCACTCGAAAATCCTTCTCGTGCAAGCGGAGTCTGGTGAACAGATTAGTGTCGTCACCTCGCAGAATCTCACACGAGGCAACCGCCATGAGTCCACGTTCATCTCCACTTCGCCCGACATCTTCAACACCCTTCATGCGTCCGTCATGGATCTTATAAAGAACCATTCCGTTCCGCTAACCGACCTTTTCCAACAGCGCATCAACGCAGCCGGTGCTAACAATTAAAATAATATGGTATACTCAGAAGAAACTTTAACGCAGATTGAGCAGTATGCTTCAATCTACCTCAAAATCAGCGATATGGCTGTAATTCTCGGTGTTCCACCAGAGGATTTACGCCGTGACATTGCTGACCGCACAACAGCCGTTTCGCAGCGTTACCACCGTGGCAAGGCTGCTTCACGTGTCAAGCTATTGCATCAGGAGATGCAGCTCGCCTACGTCGGCTCTCCACTTGCTCTTGAAAACACTCGTAACAATCTCCTCGATATGGAGGATGATGAATAATTCAAAATTCTCTTCATGTCACAATTAAGCATTATCGACATCGCCAAACAGGACCTCTACACCTCCCAATCGGAATTGGAAGGTAAATATCCTGTTCCCCAAATCGAACATCTACTCCGATTAAGGGATATGGTCACATGGTCTATCGCCAACCCTGACATGAAGGATCGGCAGTTTGTCGACGAGCTGCGCAGCCGTTACGGACTGTCGCAAGTCACGGCGTATGCGGACTTGAAAATCGTCAAGGCGCTGCTCCCGAACCTCTCGGAGTGTACGCGCGACTTCCACCGCTGGCGGTATAACGAGATGATCATGGAGACGTACCAGATGGCGAAGAAGCGTAAGGACACGAAGACGATGGAGAAAGCTGCTACTTCTTATGCGAAGTTCAACCGCATCGACATCGAGGACGAGCAATCTGTGCCATATCACATGATTGTCGTCCAACCGTTTTTCCCGACTACTGACCCGCGTGTTGTGGGCATCACGCCAGTTCCGAACATCGACGACCGCATCCGAAAACTCACGCAGGAGCTTACCACTTCGCATCCGGACACGGAGAATATCGAATACGAACAAGCGGATCTTGTTCTTGATGACATCTTTAAGCCTGAAGACAATGACGAACAAAGTTGACACTTCCCTTTGGGACATAGAGGCGAAGCAACACTCTAAGCGTGTGTACTTCAACAAACCTCAGCTCCTGACGCAATACATCGGCGCGAAGACTACGGTCATCGTGGCTGGACGACGCACTGGCAAGACGGACTCCATCGCCTCGCCGTTCGTGCTGCGTAACATGCAGCGTATGCCTGGATCTACTGGTGGTATCGTCGTGCCAACATTCAAGCATGGCTTGACGAACACGCTCCCTGGTCTGCTCGCAGCATGGAAGCGTTGGGGGTATATCAATGGCGTGCATTATGTGGTAGGCAGAAAACCGCCGAAGTCCTTCGCGAAGCCAATCACCGAACCGGCTGACTATGAGCATGTAATCACGTTCTATAATGGTAGCGTGGCTATCATCATCAGTCAGGACCGCCCGGGCTCTTCCAACTCGCTCACGCTCTCATGGCTGCTCATCGACGAGGCGAAGTTCATTGATTACAACAAGCTGAAGGACGAGACTCTGCCTGCCAATGGTGGCATACGCTCGTACTTCGGGCACCACAGCTTTAACCATAGCATGATGGTGCTTTCGGATATGCCTCAGACCACCAAGGGTTCTTGGTTCCTGCATTATGAGGATAAGATGGACACGGAACTGATTGATACCATCAAAGGCACAATCTACAAGATTTGGCAGACGAAGGAGCGCATCGCACAGCTCAAAGAGCTGCGCAAGCCCATTCCTTCTTATCTGCCTAATTATCTCAAATGGCTCGACCAGTCGCTTAACAAGATGCGCTCGGTGGCTGTCTATTACAAGGAATACTCCACACTCGAAAACTTGCAGCTTCTCGGTGAGGAGTACATCCGGCAGATGAAGCGCGACCTCACGCCAAAAACTTTCCAGACTTCTATCCTCTGTCAGAAGATCGGCATCTCGCACGATGGCTTCTACTCGTCAATGCAGGAGTACCACAAGTATGATGCATCGGATTTTGACTACCTCGACTCGCTCGGCTACGACCGCATCATCAAGGAGGCGCAGCAGGATCTTTACACTATCCACGCCAACAACCAGTTTTCCACGCTCAACAGCTCGCTCGACTGTCGCACGGACTCGGACATCGACCCTATGCAGCCTCTTTGCATTGGTATGGACTACAATGCCAATATCAACTGGATTGTGTGCGGTCAGCCACGTGGCAATCGCCTGAACATCCTTAAATCGTTCTATGTGAAGTTCGAGCGCAAAATCCCTGCACTCGTCGCCGATTTCTGCACCTATTACGCACCACACCCAAACAAGACGGTCATCTACTACTACGATGCCACCGCCCTCGGCTCTAACTATGCCGTGAACGACCAGGACTTCCACTGGGTGGTAGTCCATGAGTTCGAGCGTCATGGATGGCAGGTCATTGACGTGTACCTCGGCAACCCGATGCGACACGATGAGAAATATCTTCTCATCAACCAGGGCTTTGCCGGGAAGCAACGCCTGATGCCGTACTTCAACCGCCAAAACAACGATGACCTAATCCTCGCAATCCAGTCCGCAGGAGTGGAGCGAGGGCACAACGGCTTCCGCAAGAACAAGTCTATGGAGAAGCAGCCGGAGTCCGAAGAAGACCTTCTCGAACACCGTACCGACGGCACCGATGCCTTCGATACGCTCTATATCGGCTGCGAGAAGTTCCCACAGCACGATTTATATCCAATTTGTGTGGGTGGGGTGAGATAATACAATAAAACGGAGAAAATGCCGTTTTATAGGAAAAGTCTATTAATTTTATGAGAAGCAACAAAAATGAATGACAATGTAATTGCATACATACTATCTCTTGTTTGTATAATATTTATACTAATTGAAATAGTATCTGTCAATAAAAAGAAAGGAATGGCAGACCTCATCGTGTTTTTTTATTACTCATGCCCTTTGTATTACTTCATGTTATATAGGGGGTATGGTGGTGCAGCATTTACTTGGTGGTTTTATCTGTTGTTACTTACATTCATTCATTTGATAATCTTGGCGTTCCGATTTGTCAAAATCATTGTTGCCAAACGTATAAGACGGAGAAATAAAAGCAACAAAAATGGAGAATTGCCGTTTTTATGATGTAACTTTGTGAAGAACAATGCAAAATGATATGGAAAATAACACAATACCAAATGAGCTGATAATTTCTGAAAATGAATTTAATGCACTAATGGTGAAAGAAAAGGGCATAATATAAACTCAATAATAAATGTTGTTAGTGAACTTATCAGAAAGGTCAATATGTAGTTTTCATTAAAGTTTTCAATATGAAGTATATTATAACATTTGCAATGTGTTTGTTCTTGATGTGCTCTTGTGACAATCATGATTTTGAACTATCTGAAAAAGAACAAGTTTTTTACATCAACCAAATGCTGCATTTTTCCATTGAGCCATGGGACAGCCTTAGCAAAGCATATACTTATGACTTTTTCCTACGAAACCCGAAACCATGCAAGGAAGTTGACACCATTTATTTAGAAAGGAAGATTCCAAATAAATTTAAAGTAATTGAATCTTCTTCATACACACGAGAATATAATCTCGACCCTTCATTCATAAAATTATTGCCAAATACACAATATATAGTAGCACATACTGGAATGGGCGCCAGAGTAAATATTTTCAAATATTATTATACTGACCCTTTTGGTAAATTACATGCTAATGATTCACTGAATGAACATATTAACGTGGACTCCATCCGAATCCACCTTAATAGATAAAGCATTTGTCTTGCGCCCAACCAACGTAGGACATGGGCTTTTCCTTTGTCCTATAAAAAATAAACTGAATAAAGGAGCGCAAGTAATGATTTCGGGGAATTATAAAAAGGGCTTACTTTCATCCGTTATGATTAAAAACTATAGCATCGATTAATGCCCTTTTTATGGCAACGAATAAATCTACAGAAATATGAAGATAAGGACATTCTTTAAAACACTTTTTTGTGCAGGGTTAGTTTTATCTCTTGCTTTATATTTGTTATATTTACATGGTAACCATATCGAAAAAACTCAGAAGCCTATTGTAGATTATCAGTATAATGGATATGAAGAAAAACTTAATTACAAACGTTCAAATACAATTTTAATAACATATAAATCAAAGCAATATAAATTGCATACAGGAGATAGAAACTTGAACAAAATAAAGTCAGGAATCTTTCCTAAACTATACTATGCTTCGGAAACGGATTATCTTTTTTTTGAAGGAGATTATTTGCCAGTCGGTTATGCCGAAGCGGTATTGATTTTCACGTTAATTTTTTCTGTTGGCGGTGCTTTTATCTGGAGAAAGCAACTTGATGATGATATTAGCAAAATGTAAAAACATACAAAGACTATGAAACTTCTTTGAAGCGGAATCCCCCCTAATCCGCCTTTTTCCATAAAGCCTTTGTCTTGCGCCTTGCCAACGTAGAACAAGGGCTTTTCTTTTGTGGGCAGCAGCCCTCGGCTTCACCTCATGTTCCGCTTCGCTTCATCTGCACCTTTTTTGGTGAAAACAACCTGAATCAGAAGAAGATCTTCTCGAGCACCGTACCGACGGCACCGATGCCTTCGATACCCTCTACATCGGCTGCGAGAAGTTCCCACAGCATGATTTATACCCAATTGCGATTGGTGGAGTAAGATAATTGCTCATTTTTGCAGAAAATAAGAAGAAACTCTGTATCTTTGTCGCAACAAAACCTACTTTATGGAACAACTATTATTCATCGTATTGGCAGTTGTCATCATTTTCGCCTTGTTGTATAAGTGGAAAAAGCGGACAGAGAAAAAGATGGGCAACGATTTGAACGCTCTCATTGAGGCTAATGACTGGCGGGGAGTGTGTCGTATTTTACGCAAGCAACTGATTGTTTGGGGACTTGTGCTTGTGTTGTGTATTGGATTATTGGTGGCTCGAATAATGAGCGGCGGACAATTCTATACACCTATAATTGTTTGTGCTTTCTTGGCATGGAGATTCTTCAAGTTGGTAAACCTTTACATGATTTCGTACAAGAACATGAAAGTAGTGGAGGTAGAGAGTGAAGACAATATACCGCCTTTGCCTTCCATTGAGTGGCTTCTTCAAGGTTGTAAAGTTACCCATGTAGATGTACCTTCGCCAGAGATTAAGCAGTTGTGGCTTGATGCTTACGAGAGAGGCAAGCAAGAAGGCTTTAGCCCGGTTCTGTTGGCTGTAGACAGTTGTTTTTTCGACTCACTTGATGACAGTTCTGAATGGTATGATGAAACCAAGCGTCAGGAGTGGCAATCTAAAATGTTGGCATCAAACTTAAACGATGGAGCTTCTATCCTGCATGAAAGAATGGAACAGATAAAGGAAGAATACAGCGATGCAGAATGGAAGAATGATGTTGTTGGTACAGATGAGGATATTGAGCCTATCAATGATTTTGAAATTGAAGAAGGCACGGATCTCTATCTTGTTGAAGTTCCCGTGAAAGAACCATGGAAAGTATTTGCGTATGTTCCGTTTGGTGACTGGAATGAATGTCCGAAAGCTGAAGAACACATGGCAATAGCCAAATATTGGTATGAGAAACATGGTGCGTGTGCAGCATATATTTCAAATGATGTTGTTGAGTATTATCTGCCCAGTTCAGTGATGGGTGATACAATGCCTATTGCAGAGGAACATTTGGGATATAGTGCGGATATTTTACAAGGAAACAATCTTGCATCCCTTTCTTCTCAACTTAAAAAATCCACAATATGGTATTTCTGGTGGGATTGATTTATTGAAGCGGAACACTGCCTAATCACCCTTTCCTATACGCCTTTGTCTTGCGCCCAACACAGGATGAAGGCTTTTCTTTTTTCAGAGGTATGCTCCGCCTTCAGCACCTCCTTCGCTTCGCTCTCCGCACCTTTGGCTTTTGCAATCTCTCAGGCGTGAGAGTCTATCAAGTAAGGTAGCCAATCCCGATTCTCAAAGGAGTAAGGCGTGGCGCACCGCCTTTCCTGCACTTTGTGCATCTTTCCCATGCTGTTATCTTGGTAGCTCGTTCCACCGTCCCTGTCATTGTCTGTGGACGAATCGGCTTTTATTTCGCCACCAAAATGACAAGTATTCATATTTGCCTTTTCTCATCCGTTCCACACTCTCATTAGTGAATGAACTCCGATACTGCTGATGTTCATTTTTGTAGCCACAAGCACATCCACCTTTCTGCTTGCCTTAAAGATAGGTATCTGTCTGCCACGATTTCATCATGAAAGAGGTAGCCATCCCATCCTATGATGACAACAAAGATTGCACAATCCAGTCTACCGGTCTTCTTCTTTTATTATTCCGGAGTAATATTCTGAAGTGGTGTTCTTTGTACCAAATCATTTTATTTGTTCGACGTGAAGCACTTACCAAATGTAATGCTTATGATTTTTCCTTTGCAAAGTTAGCGCAAGCGGCATTCTGAAAGGGTCGCGCTCCACGCTTATCCTAAGATTTTTTCAAAAGTTTTTGGGGCAGGTTTGCCTCATTCCAAAATCTTTCAAGCCCTGAAAGATGAAATAATCTTGGCTATCCCTTGCATTTACATGCCTTCTCCTTGCTGCTACTTGTATGCACGTAAAAATTACAAAAGCACTTCGGTGCTTCACTTTTAAGTCGAACAAATAAAATTTTAAAGATTATGGTACACACCACTTTTAATTCAGAATATCACTTCGGTAAAAGAAGTTCAAGACAGGTTGAATTGTCAAGCAATCTCTATCAGGTTGTCATCAATGGAGAGGATGGCGAGTATATCGAATATGAAATCGAGGCTGACAGCCATTCTGAGGCAAGCGCCAAGGCGGAAGCACTCGCTGCTGACAGCTTTGTAGACATCAGCTATATCGAAGTCTATCTCATTCACTAATCAGATTGTTTCACTCTTAAAATAAGAAAGTTATGAATACTTCAAATGTCATTTTAGCAGCTAAAGCCAATTCCGGCAAGTCCACAAACAATGTATGGGTCGTTTACACAAGCGATAACAGCTCAGACAAGATGTATTGCACAAGTGCATACAAGGCGATGCGCCTCGCCTTCCTCCTCAAAAAGAGGTTGGGATTGAACATCTCTGATAATTGCCTCGCACGCCTCTCGCAAGAGATAGCAAAAGCTAAGGGAGCCACAGCTCCCACGGTGCAGGAGGTGCAGCAGCCGGAGCCAGCTCCAGTAGAGGAAAAGCCTAAGAAGAAAAGAGGGCGCAAGCCAAAGGCTGAAAAGGCTGCTTAGGCAGTCTTCCACTTCCGCCCGGCTCGAAGGAGTCGGGCTTTCTTCTGTCGCTGCTGCAAGATCGTAACAAGTCCGCACTTGCCTACACTCCATACTAAAGCCCTTTGTCCTTCGAGCCGTGCAGAGCAACGCTGCGGTTGGGTCTTTTCTTATACAGGCAAAGCCTGTTATCTTTGAAAACAAAAAGGTCATGCTGAAAATCAATTACACTCCTCCTTACTACGTCTTCACTTGCAACATCCCATCGGAGATAGAAATATCTACTGATGCTGCATCGGTATATGTCACTATCGCATGTGGTCCTGACACTATCTTTGAAACTACGCTTTATCCTTACAACAACATCGCCATGCTCTATGATGCTCGCTCCATCATCGAGGGGCACATGCTGGATAAGCAGCGTGTCTTCGCCAACTTTGTCATCACGGCAGACACAAAGACTGAAGAGACGACCACACCGGAGCGCCATTTCATTTACTCTCGTCTGAGCCTCGCCACAAATGCCATGGGCTTCGTACAGCTGTGCTTCCTCACCACACGCTCGATGTTCACCATTCCACGCAATTCGTTTCAGACTCTTTCGGCGTTTTACTTGCCTGATGTCACGCTGCAGGGCTACACCGAGTGTCTGGCTCTCTTCGATGGCGAGTCTACCCCTCGCATGGTTCGCATCGAGGATGCTAAAGTGGACACGAAGAACACCACCTTGATACGTGACATTATAAGTCCTATTGCTATAGAAACCCGCATCGGCAGCAAGTGCCGACTGCTCCAGTTCACCGTTCATCGTGGCTTTCTTGCCAAGACGTTCTATGTCACTAACCGCACACCGAACCTCACGCTACTCGTGCGCAATGAGTTCAACTGCGATGAATACATACATCTCACTTGCGTCACCAAGAGCAAGCTCGACCTCGACCGTTCCACTGCCACCTCGCTCGGTGTCACCACCTTCTATGATGACAAGTCCGCCTACGAGTATGATGTGGAGTCCTCGATGCTTACCTTCGAGGAAGCCAAGCACTTCTCCCAGCTCCTCCTTTCTCGCTATGTCAACATCGTTGAGATAGGTGGTGCCCTGGCACCAATCACCGTCACTGACATAAACAGTGAAATCTCCGATGCCGACAACGCCACGAACAGCATCAAGTTCAAGTACAAATATAGTAGCCACCATTTCCCAATCACTATTGACTACGGCAACAACATCTTCGATGATCCTTTCTACCGCACCTTCGATTAACGCCCATCGCTATGCAATCCATCCACATCACCACCCTCCGCAAAATACTCTCCAGTCCCGAACCCATCGACATCCGTCTATGGACTCGCAGCGGTGAGATCCAATCCTGGCACCGCTGCATCTCCCTCAAATATGACTTCTACAAAGGTACAAGACGAATGAAGCTGCTGGACTCTAACGAAATCCGGCAGCTTCGTGATGTGTGTATATTTGAGGTGAATGGGATTGAGGTGTATATGTAGACCCTCCTTTATTTTATTTTCCTAAATCGTTCTTGTAATTCTTTCATACGGTCTATAAGTTCTGCAAACGATAGTTTAGTACCGTATATGAAGTGGTCGCACATTTCTGCATAGTCTGACTTCCAATCTGGAATAAGTCCTTCTTGAGGTATGAAATCTATCACATTTGGCATCAACTTGTCATAATCAACATATCCAACTGAATAATATATAGAGCGATGTTTTACTATACGTTCATACAAGTTTTTGTCCTCTAATGCCTGTTTGCCAAAATCCGTGTCCATCAAACGCTCCAAATCGTACAGGTGTCTTGACATACGAATATGGCGAGGTTCCTTCTTCTGAAACTCCTCACACAACAGAAACGCCTTTTCCAAGAATGTTCGTGTGGGTACTACTGTTCTGATGGTTGCGCTTGTTGTATCATCCTCTCCAGGAAATGTCTGCTCAACATACGAAGATATCAGTCGGTCTTCTGTCGGTTCATTCATCGACAAACAACTAATCTCTATTTTTACTCTTGGCGGTATGTATTCATTGGTGGTTTTCAAAATAGAATTATAGTGAACCAATATCACTGATGGGTCTTTATCACTCGCAACAGTCGTTGCGACACCATTGTCATCTATTGTTTCTTCTACATTTTCTATACGAAACCCTTTTATACCCATGCTCTTCAAGTTGTCTTCCAATTCATTGGAGATAACATCAAGTATATATCGGCGTGCTTTCTTGCGAAGTTTCTCACGTTGGTTCTTGGTAGTTTTTTCTATTCCAAAAAATGTATGATTGACGGACAGATCAATGTCTTCACTGAATCTTTCTATCAAGTTCCAACCTTTGCTAAGACTTGTACCTCCTTTGAAAATGAGTTCTTTTGAGCATGAACATTTGAATAAGGCGTTGAGTACCATTGTCACCCAACAATCCTTCTCTAATGCTAATTGGTTGATATGAAATTTCTCCTCTGCACGTTGTAGCAATGCTATACGTTCTGCTTTTGTATGTTTTACCCAAAGTGTCATGATTTATTGGCGTTATTAATGATATTTGTTATTAGTTTTCTCATCCATATTGGCATCAATAAGATGTCAAGTTTGAAGTGTTCCATGCGTTTCTCATTGTCTATGAGTTTACGTATCTGGACAATTTCCTGCTTACTGATATTTTTTTCACCTAAACTTTTCAGGGCTTGCATCAATAAGGCTCCTAATGTAGTCTTGAAAACGAAATTTTTTGGAACGCTTCTTTTCAGTTCTATTAGACGATCACCCAATTTCAGTTTTCTGCTACTTCCTGATGTTAAATAGGTGTACTTTGTTGGCACTTGTGTGGATAATCCTAACATATTAAGTGCTGTCATCCCGCATGGCTGTACCTTGGATTTGTCACGATGGGCTATTGCTTTTACCATTTCGTCTACCGAAGGGTACACTATTCCAAATCGTGTGCTCTTCGGGCGAAGATACATACCTTTAGCCAATCTGACAATGTTTCCTTTTTTTTCTTCCGCAGAAAGGGCACGGCTTACCACCTTCTCATTACCATTAAGGTCTGAGAAGTCAGAAATGAAGAGAATCTGCCCTTCATGCATATTTTCTATTCGTTTCGTTATTTCTGACATACCTTTTTATATTGTACCACAAAAGTACTCAAATCTAATTATATGCAGAAATGTATTAATACTAAATTAACTTATTTTAAGTAGAAAACATTGCAAAAGTTTTCTACACTACTGTAAGGATTAAATATGTAGAGATAATATAAATCTATCATCTCTACATAGAATTATGGTATTATATCCTCAAATCCGCAACTAAGCCCTTCAACGTCCTTATTGCGTGCGCACGTCCTCTCATTACTGAATTATCAGATAAATTGAGGCTGAAACACCCTCTTCTGCCTACAATATCCCCTTACCCCACAATGCGACTTGAGACAATACGCTGTATCCTGTTCAAATCTCTCAAAGAACCTCTTCTTGAAATCTTACTGATTGCTTATAATTTATTGATAATCAATGCTAATTATGAAGATAAAATGGCAAAAGAAACAAATTAGGAACAACAAAACCCCAAAAACCAACATTGAAAGCATGAGAAAACAAAAATTAACACGGAAAACAATAGTAATTTTCCGATTTTGACATTTTAATAATATGGCAAAAGAGCGATATTCATGAACGCATCCATGTATCTTTCCGTGTTGGAAAATCAAATGTTTAGTTCCATTTTTACAGATTATATTTCTATTTTGTCTAAATTACGACAGAACATAGCAGATATTCGAGGATTTATGATGGATTATGACAACAAAATGTTATTTTTGTAGTATGGAAATAAGATTAAACCATCATGTATTTGTGCTTTTAACGATAATAGTAATATCGTTAATGTCCTTATCTTGCTCTAATCGTCCAATCTGTGTTGATTCTCGGTTGGATGGCTATTGGAATATGGTTCTTGATAGTCTTGTTATAAATAGAAGTGCAAAGGTAGAATTCGGTAGCATAAACTTTAATTTTACTTAAAAGTGTGTTAAATAAAGATAATAGGAAGAAGAACGCAATAATGGGGGGAGAATAATGTTTAATAAATAGAGGATGGGCAAAGCGCCTATCATGTATAACTCATAAAAACAACAGTTTATGAAAGCAAAGATTTACTTTTTGGCAATGGCTTTAGTCGCTCTCTTGATGGTAGGGTGTAGCGATGATGATGGTATTCAACTCACACAGGATGAAATCATTGGTGATATTAACACAGGCAAACAAGTGGGTATCAAGGGCAATAGCCTTGTCAT